ATGCTTGACCTGAAAGTGTTTCAAACCAAGGCGGCCGGCTCTATTGCCGACCGCTATGCCTTTTTCGCCAATCACGACGAGCGTCCGTATCGCGGCAAAACGAAGCCCCAGCCCTTCTTCCAAGCGTTGTCGGCGCTGACCGGCGCTGGCAAGACGCCCATATTGGCCGAGGCCGTTGCGCGCATGCGCGCCCATTTTGGTTGCGAACCAATCGTTTTCTGGATGTCGAGGGCGAAGTCCGTGGTCGCACAGACCTACACGAACTTCTCGAACGGCGGCAAATACTCCGAGATCATTGACGGCTTCCGTGTGATCAACGTGGCGCAGCTCGCGCCGCATGACATCTCGGATGGCTCTACGCCCTTGCTCGTGCTGGCGACGACCGGCCTATTCAACAACAAAGACCAGTCGGCCGGCGCTCTCAACATCTACAAGCGCGACGCCGACCTGTTCGGTGATCAGTCGCCGTGGGAGCGCCTGATTCAGCGCGACGCCGGTGGCGTTCGCCGTCCGCTCTTGATCGTCTACGATGAGGGGCACAACCTTTCCGAACAGCAGACGGAGATCTTGGGCGAGCTGGAGCCCGATGCGTATTTGCTGGCATCGGCGACGCTCAAGCTCCCTGAAAACTTCAACAAGACGATCGTCCAGCCCATCCGTTTGTGGGTCGACAACACCGGCGATCAAGCCGCCTTCAAAGCGCTTGGAGCGGTTGATGAAGATGGAGATATTGATCCACGCATGTTCGTCACAACGGCCGTTGATAGCCAAGCCGTCGTGGATGCAGAGCTCGTCAAAAAGGCGATCCAGTTCGATGGAACGACGTCGACGATGGAAGCGTGTCTCGACGAGCTCATTGTGCGCATGCAGACGCTGAGCGATGAGATTGACACGCGAGGGCTCGGATTTAAGCCGAAAGCAATCTACGTCTGCAAGACCAACATGACCGACGACGGTGGCAAGGACGACCATACCAAGCCATTTGAGCAGCGCTCTGCCCCACCGATACGCATTTGGCGCCACCTGGTCGACGAACGCGGGGTCGATCCCAAAACGATCGCGATCTACGCCAACCTGTCGTTCATTGAAGGCAACAAGCCAGATGCCGTCAACCTGTTCTCCCCGGGTGAAGGCGACTTCGACGAGTTCTCCGCTGGCGACTATCAACACATCATCTTCAACCAAGCGCTGCAAGAAGGGTGGGATGATCCCGCGTGCTACTTGGCATACATCGACAAGAGTATGGGCTCCTCAATTGCGGTGGAGCAGATCATTGGCCGGGTGCTGCGCCAACCCAAGGCGCGCCACTACGACAACGCGCTGCTGAACTCGGCCCATTTCTTTCTGCGCGTTGACAAGAAGTCGGTGTTCGAGGAGGCTATCGAATCTGTTCGTCAGAAGCTGCAAAATGAAGGCGCCCCCATCGAGATCGTTGGCAGCTTTGGCGGCTCGGGCGGCGGCGCCGAGACAATCATGCCCAAAGATGGGGTCATAGTTGATCTCTGCCAGATCAATGCGAACGCCGTGGCTGCTTGTGAACGCATCGCCGAACTGATTGCAGAGTTCCCGACCTTCGCCGAGGGGGGCGTCGACGCGATTGGACAAGCCCACTCTGCCACGGAACTCGTCGACCTCACCAAACTCGCCAGTGAGCCGGGCCAGACGAATTGGATCGCGGCCGGCAATACGAACCCGGTTCGGCTTCGTTGGTTCGTTAACGCCGCGCTGCGCGCGCGCTCTTCGCGAGCGTTAGCCAACTCCGACTTCAAGAACAAGAAGTTTGACGTTCGAGTTCAAGTTCAGAGCAATGCCCACAAGCTTGCCGAGAAGCTGGCCGGCGAGATCGTCGACGCATATTTTGATTTGACTGAGCTGGTCTACGAGAGCTGTGAAGCTTTCAAATTCGGCGCGATGCGCGTGCCGAAGAACGCGGTGGCTTTCGAGAACGCCCTCTATGACCGCTACCCGTCCATGAACAAGTTCGAGCTCCCGTTCGCGCAAGCGCTCGACGCGACCGGACTGGCGTGGCATCGCAACCCCAGCAACGGGGGCTTCCACATTCCGCTGCTGACCGATGGCGACACTGCCTCTTTCTACCCGGACTTCCTGGTGTGGAAGGGTGGCAAAGTGTATTGCCTGGACACGAAGGGCAAACACCTTCTTTCGGACGCGGTGGCGCGTAAGCTTTTCGACATCCAAGATGACGGCAAGACGAAGGTCCACACCCGTTTCATCAGCGTTGGCAAACAGGCGGACTTGCGAGCCAAAGCTGTCGGCAGTGGCTATACCGTCTGGAAGATGAAGAACGGCTCTCCCCATGGCATCCATGTCGACGATTTGGAAAAAGCCGTCAAGGAATGCTTACGTTGATGTAAACGCAAGGGCCCTGCAGGGCCCTTTTTCATTTCTTGGCGTTGTCGGCGCGCTCTTTCAAGACCCAATCGACGAGCTCAGTCTTGTCCGCCACGCACATCCCATACTTCTCGGCAGCTTGGGCGATCCACAGCTCCAACTCTTGCTTCGACCCCGATGACAGCAAGTCGAGCGGCTGATCTTCGCGCATGGCCTTCTCAGGCAACGGCCGGCGGATGGCGTCGACCGTTACCGAGACCGGCGTGGTCTGGCATCCGGCGAGACCCATGCACAACAATGCAAATGCATAGCTCAAACGCTTCATTTCCCGGCTCCCAAAAGTTGTTTGTTCGCCAGCCCGATCCGAGCGTTGGCAGTTTGGATGCTTTCGTTGAGCACGGCCTTGTCTTCCGCCGGCACGTCGCACTCGGGCATGACCTTCTGCTTCGCCACGAGAAGTGCGATCCTCGTGCTCAACGCGGCGGCCTTCTTCGCGGCGGCCTCATCCCTTGTAGCGAACTCCGCGTTACGCTTGGCCTGATCTTCCTCCGCCTGAGCTTGACGCCTGTCCCGCTCATCCTCCGCGGCGGCTTGGGCTTTTACCCGGGCAGCCTCTATCTTGGCGTGGGCGGCGTGCGCCTTGGCCTCGCCCTGGTCGAACCCGCGGCCGTGCGCCCAGAAATAGAACCCGCCAACCGCGACCACGATGGCGACGGCCAGCCCGAACGCCCGCCACGCCCCCGCGGGAACCAAACGAAGCTTGGTGATCAACCATGGAAGCAGCAGTGGCATGTCTTTCTCCGAGATCCCCTCGCCGGCCGGGAGCCCTTGCCGGATAGCTTTGGGCCTGCGGCGCTGACGGTTGCCGCTGCGCGGGGCAGCCCGGGTTGGGGGTGGTGGTGGTGTTATGCGTTGGTGGTTTTCAAGCGGAGGGGGTTTGATCCGGACCCGCCTTCGCCTCTTTGCGGCGACGGGCGGCTTTGAGGATCAAACCCACAATGCCGGCGATGGCGATGAATTTACCGATCATCGCCATCGTCTCGGCGTCGGCCAGCGGCTGCAGTTGCGTCAGGGCGGCTGGAGCGCTGGCGACGACTTCGCTGAGCGTGTCCGAGAATGCCGTCAGGGTCGAGCCCGCCACCGTGGCGATCTCGCTTTTGAGCTTCGCAAGCCGGGCTTTGAACTCGGCGAAGCGCGCTTTGAATTCCATTTTGAGTCCCCTTATTTGAGATCGGCGAAGACCTTCTTCGCCAGCTTCCAATGTTTCTCGCGTTCGGCGAGGTTGGTGTATCCACCGTTGACCTTCTTTGTGATCACCTTGACCGCCTCCAACGTGTCGATGTCGGCCATGGCGTTGCAGTGGGCGTGCTCGCCCCAGAACCAGCCCGCAGACAGCGCCGCCCACCTCGGCTCTTCGAGAAGCTCGGGGTGGTTCACCAAGTCGATCCCCAAGAACTTCCCGCAAGGCTCGTAGTTGCCGCGGAACGTCACCTGGATCAGTCCGCGGCCGCTGTATTTCCAGCCATCGCCCGGCTCCTTGTTCCCCACCCTCCCGCCATACATCTTGTTGGCGAGGGCCGCCGGGTTCTTCGTGAAGCCCACCGTGGACTCCACCGTGGGGAATACCCGGGGCCACACCTTCATGCAGTTCGCCGCGGTGTAGTTCAGATTCTCCCGCACGACCCGCAGGTTGCCTGACTCGTGAAACGTCTGGGCGATGAAGTGGCAGATGCGTGAGCGCGTGTTGATGCCGAACTTGGCGCAAGCTTCGTTCAAGTGCGCGACGTATTTTTGGGCATTCGCCAGGCTCGCCCCCATGGCGGTGAGATGCTCCACCGTGATGCCCACGCCCTGCGCCGGGGCCGGTTTAGGCGCCTCGGCCGGCGGGGCGACAACTCCCGCCGCTTGCGCGGACGGGGGTGGGGTTAGCGTGGGTGGGAGGGGTTGAGGTTTGATCGGCGCGGCGGCCGGCTTCGCCTTGAAAAACAGGCGCATCAATGCATCGATGATGCCCACGGGATTTGCTCCTCTTGTTCTTGTATGCGCTAACCCTACATTTTTGTAGGGTAGTCGTTCATTTCATGCAACGACGAACCTCGGTAAGCACGCGGCCGGCGTCGTGCCACGATTCCGACAGCCACTGCACCTGGCGCTCCCGCAGCAATTCGAGGAAGCCAGGCGTTACACCAACTCCGCGGTTGGCTCCCATGGCGAGAGCCACTTTAATCCTGTCCGCGTCGGCCATGGCGATCGCCATGAGCATCTCCTTCGTCCAGCGGTCCAGCTTTTGCGTGCCCACGGCCGCCTCCGATTGATTCACTCTTCAACGATACCGCCGGGCAATGCAAAAGCAAGCCCCGCCACTTGACAAGGCTCGTGACCCACGAGATCGTGAGAATGCCGAGAGGCGCCATCCAGAAGACCGGAAATGCTGTAAGCCGTGCCCCACTCCTTTGCCGAGGAGTGGGTTTTTTTCATCGGCACGGTTCCAAGACTTAGAGCCCGGCCCGCTTCAAGAACGCCTTGCGAGCTGCCGGCGACACGCGCGCGCGCCAGTTCGCATTGATGATGTTGACCATCTGCCGCTTGCCGTTGGGCCAGATGATGCAATGCGTGTGCATCCATGACGACGGCCCGCCGGTGTAACTCAGATCGAACAAGGACGAGGTGCCGACGGTGTAGCAGCCGAGGCGGATCGATGGCGAGTGGGAGTGCCCTACGATCGACTTGAACGGCAGGCGGGAGAACCCATTCGGCGAGCCCTTCGCCCCGTTCGGGCCTTTGTCGCCGTGCATCGAGATCTCGACGCCGAGGATCTTCACGCTGAGCCGGCGATCGTGGAAAGTCATGCGCTTTGCCAGCGGCGAGAACTCGCTGTTGTGCATCCACAGCTCGAACAGGTTCGGGATCTCATTGCCGGCGGGCCCAAGCTTCATGTTGTCGAGCACGAGAATTGAGCACTCGCACCACAGGCGCAGATTCGCCGCGCTCATCTTCTTGGGGTCGGCAGTCGTCAGCCACTTGTAGAAGGCGTCGTTGTGGTTCGCCCCGATCATATCGATCGCGATCCCAAGGGCCGCGGGGATTAGCTCTTCGATCCGCTTGCATGTCTTCGCCAGCTCGCCGTAGACGCTCGCGATCCCGTGCATCTGCTTACCAAGCTTTTGGAAGTGGTCGTGCTCGTCGTGATGGTTCTGCGATTGGAAGTCCAGCGCGTCGCCAAGCACGATTCGCTTTGGCATGAGCGTGCGCATGATCGAGTCTTTGTTCGAGAACGTCGCCGCCTCCACGTCCGGGTCGCCCACGGTGAAGTGGGAGTCGCCCAAGTAGAGCCCGGCGATGCGCGCGGTTCCAAGAGGCCTGAAGCCGTCCTTGTTGAAGTAACCCTCGGCCCCCTCGCCGAAATCGTAGAAGCCGCCCTGGTCGTCGACGTTGAGGTTGCGAATGTGGAAGGAGTCGACCGGCCCGAACTCAACCACGACGGCGCCGATGGAGTGATTGAACTCCGCCTTGTGGCCGGTCTTGGTGGGGAGGTAGGCGTTGTTGGCTTTCGAGATGGTCGACGTGGCCCACATCTGGGCCGGCGATCCACCCAACGTCGCCATCGTCTTCATCGCCATCTGCGGGTGCGCCAAGATGACGGTGTGGCCCTTGGAGATGCCGTCGAGCCCGGCGAACGGATCGACGATGGTGGGGCTCACGTTGAGCTTGGCGAGCAGCTTCAAGCCCTTCCGGAGCGAGACGTTTTCAAGCAAGAGGTCTTCGTCGTCGACGTGGAACTTCGAGTCTTGGCGGTAGAGGTATTTGCTCGGGGCGACATACAGCTTGAAGTTGCGAAGCCGGCAGTATTCTTTGAGCGCCTCATACGCTCGCTTGTCGGTGGGAGCGTCGTTGATGACGCAAGTGACCACCACCCCATCATAGCTCGACAATTCTTTGGCAAGCGGCTCCGAGAAGCGCGCCGCCTTGCGCACCTGGCTGACGGTGATCCCCTGCCCGGCTTGGGCCCGCCACCGGCGAGCGGTGCGCCCGGGAACCCCAACCTCGGCCGCCGCGGCGTTGATCTCGGCGCCGTCTTTCAGCATCGTGAGGAAGACATCGCGTTGACGTTGCGGCCGGCCCGACGCCCCGAACTCGTTGCCCTGCCGCGTGCGCGCGGTCTGATTGGCTTTAGCTTTCACTTGCTCTCTCCCGTGAGTGCGCGAGATTTTCGCGCCTCATTCAGTCTTACTGGCGGGCAAGAGTGAAAGTCAAACGAGGTTCAGCCCGCTCGTCGGCAGGCTCGCTTATGTGCTTGCGGATCTCGATTATTTGCGTCTTGCTGGGGATTTTTTCGCTGCCGGCTTCGCCTTGGCAGCGGGCTTGGCCGCCGGCTTGGCCGGAGCCTTACGTCTTGGAACCGCGCGCGGCGCCACCGTTTCATAGGTCTTGCTCACGATCGGCAAGCCCGAGTGCTGATCCAGATCGCACGCGACGGCGACGGCTTCTTCGGCCGTGCGGCCGCAGTGAAGAGCCGCGCGCGCATAGTGAGATCCGCTGCCCATGGCGAATACGCCGGAAACAATCGGAATGCCAACGCACGCCGAGTCCCAAACATGAACGCCCTTCGGGCCGACAGTGATGGCCTCAAACGAATCGTCCGAGAAGGTGGGGAGCACCTTCGGGTTGTAGCCGGCCTTGGCCCACTCAACGAATTTCAACGCGTTGTTCATGACGCCGCACACGCCGATCAACGTGCCATCGTCGAGCGTGAACATCTTTTGCGAGATGAACTGCATGCCGCCCGTGCAAAGCGAGTCGCATACCAAAGTCATGCGCTGAACGTCGACGACGACGGTAGTCATGGCGGGCTCAAGAGAAGAATTTCGCGATGATCTCGGGATGCTCGACCGCCCACTTCACAGCGCCGACGATCGCAAGACAAACGGGAACCACGATCTTGATCGTGTGCCAGCTCCCTTGCGCCTTGTCCGCCATGCCCTTGAGGTCTTTGACCACAGTGACGAGCTCGGCGATCTGGCCGGCGAAGGTCGCGACCTGCGCACCGATCAAGTCGATTTGCCCTTTCAGCTCGTGCGTCGTCTTCGACAGCGACTCGAACTTGTCGACCACCTCTTTGAAGCGCGCCTCCAAGCCATCAATGGCGCCTTTCATCTCGCTGCGAATGTCTTTCGCAAGCTGATCCATGTCCCGCCGGATCTGGAGATTGAGTTTGTCCGCTTGGTCGAGAGCGTAGTCCCGCGCGACCTTGTCGCCTTCGGAAATCCCTTGTTGCAGCCGGCGGACCTCTTCGGTCGAATATTTCCGGCTGATCTCTTCCAACTTCGCATGCATTGCGATCAAGTCTTGGATGCTTTTTTCAATCAGAGCCAGCCGGACTTCCAGATTCTCCGGCTTTGAGTTCGGGTGCATGTCACTTTCCTTTGTGGCCCTGGTGTCGGGCTCTTGTTGTTATTCAGGAGCGCGACATCGGCGCTCATAAGCGGGAGGGCGTCTTTGCGCCATCCAGTGAATAAGGCGGGCAAAGCATTGCCCGACGGCATCCTCATTCAATCAAAAGGCAGAGGGCCGCGCAAGGAAGATGGCGGGCGCGCGGCGAAAAGCATTTGGGGTCAACGGCCCGCCCCCTGGCGGCTGGTCGCGTCCTATGGCGCTCCAAGGGCCCGCTCCGCGGCTGGTCTCGTCCGATGGCGATCCAAGATCCCCTTGATGGAAGCCCTGCGAAAAAATAGATCCTCCCGCAAGCGGGCCCCCTCCATTTCTACTACGGGCTTCCATCAATGGCTGGTCGTGTCCTGCGGCACTCTATCCCCGCTGCGCAAAAAACAGGCCCCCCATTTTTCACTCCGCGGGGCACGTCAGAATCGGCATAGGATGGCTCTCGGGGGATTCAACATAAAAGGGAATTTTCGTAAGAACCCTTGGCCTTAGGGCCATGCCTCCGGCAACGGGATTCATCCGAAAATTTCTTTTATGTCTGGCGCCCTTCAGACTTGTCCCCTTCGGGGCACATCACTACGGGGGATTCCTCGAACCCCTCCCCCTACGCAATTCAAGTCTTTGGGTAAATCCCCCGAGACCCATTCCGCCCTCGCTTTAAGGCGATGGCAAAGGCGAAGAGCAACGGCAAACCCGCACGACACTATGCGGAGGCGTTCTTGAAGCCGAACGCCCGAACATGCGCCATCTCCATCGTCAGCGCCGGCCTTCGGCGCTGCGCGAATCGGATGGAGATCGACGCCAAGGCCAGCTCGCCGACCAGCATAGGCCGCCGGTCTTCATGCGCGAGCCGGAACCCCAATCGCCCTGGTGCGGCGATCGAAAAGATCAATCTGCGCGGCGCAGCCGTCGGGATGACCCGCCCCGCCATCCACGCCACGTCGCCCGCCTCCAACAGCGAGGCGGAGGAGCCGATGCGCGAAAACCCGGCAGCGCTGATGCTATCGGCCGACTCGGAAAACCCGGCTGCCCCGCGACCCAAAGCCGCCCCGTCGCCAGCCATGGTGTCAATCTTTTCTACTAACGTAGCCGTTACAGTGGCAAAAACTATGCTAGAACCGAATAGAGCATCACTTTTGTCTTGAAAATCGCCGACGCCGGTTTTTGGCTGCGCTCCTGCTCCCGCCAGCCAATCCCCCGCCTCAGCAAGCAAGCCCAAAGCTGAAACGCCAAGCAAGCCATAGGCTGCAAAATCGTCCGGCGAATCGATCGCTTGGAGCGTGGCTTGAAGGCGCATGGAGCCGGCCATGGCCCCGTCATCGCTCGATTCGGCGGCAAGAAGATAGCCGGTCGACCGCAATGAGCCGGCAGCGGTTAAGACGTCGAAACCCTCGCGAAGACCACCGTTTGCCGTGGCCCACGCACGCACGGCCCCGGACATGGCGTCGCTCAGTTCGACAAAGCCCAATACGCTCGCCCTGGTGCGGGCGCTTCCGCCGCCTACCATCCCGTCGGAAGCATCCCCGGCTGCGATTGAGCCGCGAGCGACGGCCCTCCCGCCACCCAACGCGACGTCATCCGCCTCCGAAACGACGAGCGACCCGGCCAAAGGCGGCGACGTGCTGAACAGCCAGAGGTCGAGGAGCATGCTGCCTCCGGCGCAGTTAGGTCAGGTAGGCCACGGACGACACAGAGATCGTCGCGCTGGGAGTGGTGCCGCCGAGGGTGTAGGTGAGCCGCCAAGTCCGGGGCAGCGGCGCGTTGAAAGCCATGGAGTTATTCACGCCCATTGCCAAGAGCGTTAGCACTGAGCCCACAACACTTTCGCTGGTGGGGTAGATGCTGATCATCGTAGTGCCCGCCCCATTCACCGAAACGCTAGATCCGATGTTCACCCACGACGTCCCGCCATCGGGCGAGAATTGAAGCTGAATAGCCACGGAAGCGAGCAGCCCAGACAGGGAAGAGACGGCGATGAAGATCTTCGCCCCGCGCGCGCTGTGATTCGTTTGCGTCGCGCCGGAAAACGAAGCAGTCTTCACTCCGGTGTCGCCCATCGCCACATTCGTGTTGCCGCGACTCCGATCCCATGACGACCCATTCCACATCAAACCCGGCGCGAGCACCTGAGTTGCAGCCATATTCGGCATCGTGTCTGCGGCAGCGGCGGCGGCAGGCAGCATCGCCACACCGCTTGCCCCGGTAATCTGCGCATTGAGCACGCCGACATGCCGCACGAGGCTTGCGTATTCATTGCCGGCGGGCGTGGCATTTCCAACAGCGCCGTAGGCCAATGGGTTCTCCGGATCGGCGAGCACGAGCACTTGACGATGCACGGAGCCGGCCGAGGTGGTGACGTTGGTGTTGTCGATCGCTTTGCCGGTGGAATCCGGTGGCAGGACGACTTTCGATGGAACGATGGACATGAGGGCTCCTTGCGAAGCGGGCCGGCCGAAGCCAGCCCGCGAGGGTTTCTGCGTGAGACGCTCAGTTGCCGGCGGTGATCTTGATTTGATCGATCGTAACCGACAGATTCGTCTTAATGACCGCGTCCGGCGTCATCACCAAGTCTTTGCCAGCCCCCACCTCGAAGTCGATCACGCCGACGCCAGTCGAGTCGGCGATCCGGCCCCAAGTCGCCGGGGTCCCGGCCGCGGTAGCGGCTGCGGTCCCCGTGCCTTGAGCGATCGGGTTGGCCGTCAAAACTGCGGTCGTAGGAGTCGAGGCGAAGGTCGACGAGGCCGCGAACGTAACCAAAGGCTGGGAGCCTGGCGCGACATCAGGCGATGCCGGCCGCTGTCCGCCATAGAGCGTAACGATGCCATTGGCACCGATGCGCGTGTTCGCGGCGCTGAGCCGATCGATCTTCAACGCCAAAGAATAAGTGAGTGCCATTGGTGATGCTCCCGATGTTGTTTTTGTTTTGCCGGAAGGCAGTGGATAAATTGATGCTGGTTAGACGCAGAGGTTTCGGAAGATGATCAACGCCCCGTAAGCCACCGGGGAAATGCGACCGTCGGCTTCCACGAGATCGACTTGCCATACCCAACGCGACTTCGGGTCTTGCTCAGTCTCGCCGCACTCCATCAAGCCCGTGTTGTGCGACGTGATCCAAAGCTGAAAGCGGCCGGCTTTCGCGTCGACAACCGCCGACTCCATCGCGGCCAGCGCCCACGGCGTCAGCAAAGAGCTCGACGACTTGCGGACTGACGTGTTGAAGTGGCACCCCGTCAAATCGAAAGGCAAGCCATCTTGGTTGGTCAGCGTGCACAGATACGGCCCGCCCTCCGCCCCTTGGCGGATCTCGATGTCTTGTCGAACGCCACGAAATCCAATCGCCACGATTCCCCCTTGGGGGCGATGCTCTTGCCCCATGGATTCATCGTATAAAAAAAGGATGGCGACATCAACGCGCGCTATGTGGCTTTTTACGCGCGATGCCACCCTTTTTTTATTGACGCTCCTCTTTAAACCTCTCGATCAAGCGACGCTGCACGTCGGCGATCTGCGAGCCCAACTCCTTGACCCGTTCTTTGTCGCCGCGCTCAGTGGCCTTGCGCCGCGCCACACTTAGCTTCTTCACTTGCGTCTCGATGTTTTGAGCGAAAGGAATCAAACGAGCCTCGGGGAAGTCGGTGTAGTAGCCGGACACGTCGCCCTGGTCTTTCTTGCGGCCTTCGACTTCGAGCTCGTGCGCGTTGATCACTTTCAGCACATCGCCATAGCGCGAAGACACCGCGCCGTTGGAGTCCGCGTCCGAGTAGTAGCCGGCGAGGATCGGCGTCTTGCTCGCGTCGAGGTCTTCACCCGTCGCGACAGACTCCGCCGCATTGGCGATCCGAAGTCCTTCGCGGAACAGCCCGCCCCCGATCGTGCCGAGCATGAAGTCGATCTGATCAGGCGTTGGCGACACCGCGCCGGGCTTGTAGTCGGTCCCGCCGGTGAGGTTGTTGAGCCCATGCGACGCCCACTTGGAGAACGCGGTGGCCGAGTCTTTCGAGCGTTCGTGTCCTGGCGTTGGGTTGTTTCGGTTCGAGTCCCGGCGATAGATCTGATTGCCGGCGAAGTCCTTGTTTTCCGTGAGCTGCACGAACGGATCGAGGAAGGTCGGCGCCAAAGTCTGCGAGATCGTGCCACCGCTGCCGATCGGGTTGAATCCGTCGGTGGTGGCTTCGATCGTTTTTGCCACTCGATCGAGCGGCTTCCCGTAGACGATCGCATTGAAGACCTGGCGGCCAATGGTGGGGAGCACCGAATAACCCTGCGGCATCGGGATGCGCAGATATTCTTTGTCCCCCAGTGGCAGAAGCACGTTCTTCGTCGCGTCGTTCTCGCGGATCTCGTCGTCGTCGAATCCGGCGGCCGCCATCAACGCGGCTTGCGCCACGCCTGCGAGGATGCCACCAACGAGGATCTTCTTGCCGGCTGGCGTCAACGAGAACGGCAAGCCGTAGGGGCCGGGCTTGTCGGTATCGAAGATGGTCCGGCCGACCGAGGTTGTGCCCTGGACGGCTGCATTGAAGAAGCCGTAAAAGTTCGAGAAGACTGCCGTGTCGGTGCCCTTGCGGCCGAAGTTCACCGTCAAGTTTTGAGCGAGGGAGATCGCTTGCGCCTCCGACACCCCGTTGTCGAGAGCTGTTTTGTAGATCGCGAAGCGGGTGCCATTCTCCAACGCCTCGTTCCAGATCTCCAAGCCGGCGGCGAGCGGACGGACAGCCTTGTCGACGAACAGGCTGGCCGGCTTGTCGAGCATGACTTTTTCGAGACCGCGGCCGGCGGCATTGTCGAGGAACCAGTCCTTGTCGAGCTGCTTTTTCAGCGCCGTAACTTGGTCCTCTGCGTTCGCATAAATCCTCGAGAACTCCATTTTCCCGCCCAGCTCGCGGAAGCGATTGAACTGCTTGCGAAGCTGCTGCGACGCCACGCTGCCTTGTTTGGCTCCGGCGAGCTCCGCAAACACCGCTTTGGTGCCGAGCACCTGGTTGCGAAGCAGCTCCGCTTGGCGGCCGGCGATTGGCGTGTTCGAGATCGCGATCGCGGCGTGCCCGGTGTCGCGGATAATGTTCTTGATGCCGAAGAACGGATTGAGCGACGTGTTGATCTGCGAGATGTAGCGCGTGATCTTGCCGATCTCTTTGACGATCTCCGAATCGGTTTTGATGTCGTTCTCGCCGGTGTAAGCGACGGCGATGGAGCGCGCGACCGGCGAGTCTTCATTGAACTCGATCGCGTAGTCTTTGCCGGCGACCCGGTAAGCCACGACGTTGGGCTTGTCAGAGTAGAACGGATCGTCTTGGAGCCGCGCTTCAATGATGTTCCCATCGGCATCGGTCTGGAACACCGTCTTCTGCGGCAACCCATAGACGGTAGTGTCGCCAACCTGAGGGCTGGTAATGTGGCCGGCGATTTGCGTTGGCTTGATCAGGCGAGCCGTCGACGGGTCCAAGTATCGCTTAGTGAATGCAGCCATGACCGCGAGCGCGTCGTTCTGCGCCGCTTTGTTGATCGTCTTCTTGGCATCCAAGATCGCATGCGCCACGACGTTTTCCACGGGTTTGTCCGAGCCTGACGCTTCTTGCGTCAGCGAGCCAGCCGTGCCGCGGCGTGGGGAGTTGCCACGCAAAACGTCGTCGAAGCCTTCGCGTTTGAGCGGCACGTAGAAGTCATACTTAGCGTCCCACGCGTCGACGGTCTCTTTGGTTTCGAGATCAAACTCGACCGAACGACGGCGGTTGTCGGCGATGATCGCTTCGACCATGCCGGCGGCCGCTTGCAAATCGGGGCGAGCCGCGTCGAGCAAGGCCATCGCGTCGGCAGCCGGCATTCCAGCGATGTCGACCCCAAGAATCTGAGCCGCCTGCTCGTTTGACATCCCCGACAGCGCTTCATTGTTCGCGCGGTTCGGGTTAATCCGCTTCATTTCCGCGTTGCGCTCCGGAGCATGGCGGGCCTGCAGGTAATCCGACAGCGTGTCCATGGAGATCTTTTTGTCTCGCAGGAGGTCCAGCAACGGATTCACGAGCTGCTCATCGAGCAAACGAGACTGCTCTCCGGCGATCGCCGTCGCGCTGTCTTGCGCGAGCGACGGGTTGTATTCGTCGGGGATGGGCTGGCCCAGCTCACGCTCAACACTGCGAACAAGCGTGCGCATCGTCGTGAACTTGTCGACATACTTGATCTTCGCTTTCGTGCCCCGCCAAAGCTCAGCTTTTGGATCGCGGGCCGGCGTCGCGGCGGCGGAGCCTTGCGAGAATAAGCGCTCGCCGCCCTCCTCCGTGGAAGCGTCGTAGCGATTCGTGCCATTCTCGACATGCTGAATCAGCGAATCCGTCGCCATGTTCAAAAGCTCGGCATGCGTCAAACCGTTGACCCACTGATTGAAGCGGCCGGTCTCTTTGAGCGCGAAGCCTTTGGTCAGCGAGCGTAACGCTTGGCGGAACCACTCGACCACCTGGCGGGCGATCGTCGTGTTCGGGTTCTGCTCGATGTAGTAGGCGACCAGCTCATCGCCGAAGTAGCGGGGGTCGGTGTCTTCGGGGATGCTCATCGACGCCTTGATCGCACGCGCGTCGTTCGTCCGGGCCATGTCGAGCACGCGTTTTTGGATCGCTTTGAACTCCGACTTCGACTTTCCCAACTCGGCGGCGTGGACCGCGACTTCGTGAAGGACCAAGCCTTTGATGCGGTCGTCAGACCAGTCTGCCGGGATGTTATCGAATGGGATGCGGACGTTCGCCTTCCCGCCTTGGATCTCGGTTACGCCGAACGTGCGAGGCCCTATGCCGCCAATCTCGGCGGCAGTCTCCAAGCTGAACCCCGAAAGGCGCAGCAAATCGGTCCCAAGGCCCGGCTTCACGCCATTGAAGATTCGCTCGATCTTGCCCGCCAGCTCATCGCGGCTGAGCGTCTGGCGATCTCCTTCCACGGTCGGCTGCCCCGCCGCGGTCGATTGGAGCGATTGGACTGGCTCCGCCGCGGATTCGCTTGCCTTTGGCGTGAACATGTCGCGCTGAGCAGCCTGGTCGACAAGCGATTGCACGGACTTCGGAAGATTCTCTTCGGCGTCTCGCTGCGACATCGAAAGCACCCGATCCAAGCTCGCGCCTTCACGAACCAGCGCACCGGCGAGAGCATTGTTGTTCGTGGCGAGCGCCAGTTGCAGCGCGGTGAAGCCGTTGGCGTCGACAGCCTCCAAGTTCGCGCCGGCGCGGGCAAGGCGCGCGGCCGCTTTGGTGTCGCCTTCCTCAATCGCGCTCGTCAGCGGGGTGCGGCCGTCGGGCCCGATGGCGTCGAGATTCGCCCCGCTTTCGCGCAACCTGCGCAGCGTTTGCGGCGCGCCATCCTTCGCGGCGGCCAGCTCCATCACTGCGGCGAAGTCGGTGGCGGCGTCTTTACCGTAGACTTGCGACGCCTCTTCGGCGGGAGCTGCCCGGAAACCACGGTTGCCCTGGTCGTCGACCGTCGGAACCACCACATACGCGGCCCCGGTCGACGTCTCCAAGCGGGCGGCCTGCTCACGGGCGGAGATCCCTTCGGCGTGGAAAGTCGGCTCAGCCTGAGGAGCGGCGGCGGCGTCTGCCGCGGCAAGCTCCTCCATGGCCTGAACCTGCGACTGCTGTTTGGCCCGCGAGATGCTTTGGTTTGCGACTTCGGCGCTGGCGGCGGCGGCGGAGATCGGGCCGGCCGCGGGATTCAACGTCGTCGCCACCCCGGAGACGCTATCGGCGATCGTAACAACGCCGGTTTGCGGGTCGATCGCCGAGCCAGCCTCGACGTTCGCGGGGATGGCTTGCACGGCAGGCGCCGGCTCCGCGGCGGCGGGAGCGAACTGTGGCTTGCTGACGGTCGAGTGCGGAGCTTCGACGATGCCTTGCTCGCCGCCGGTGTTGATGCGCACCCGGCCGAAGCGAAGTCCTTCCACGGTGCCCGTGATGTCTTGATCACCAACGCGCGCTTGCACCGTGTCGCCCGCGCGGATCTTCGCGGCGTCGACGGCGGCGGCGAGCTTCTCTTTTTCGGTCAGCGCGCCGGTGATGCGGCGGCGCTCCGCGGACAAGCGCATGCCAGCAGCTTTCTTCTCTTTCTCGATCGCCGAGCGTGGGTAGACCTCCGGCAGCATCCCCGACAGGGAACGGGCGTGGGCAGCGTCGGCCGCATCCCACGCGAGCTGCTGCTCTTCATCGAGCACGAAGTCTTGACCATTCACCCGGACCGAGCTGGCGGCCGGTCGAGACAATGGGGAAGCCGCCTCTGCAACGAGCGCGGCGGCCGCTGGCGAGAGTTCTGCCACCGGGTTCGAGGGGGCTGGCGAAGGCTCGGTGGCAACGGCAGGAGCAGATGACACGGGGATTGCGTCGGCAGCGGGCGGTTCAGCAGCCGCGGCATCGCCGAAGATGTCTTCCTCTGGCTCCATCACGCGAGCGGGACGCTGCGCGGATTGCGGCGCTGCTGGGACCTCCGCTGCCGGGACAGGGGCCTGCTGAGCGACCGGGGGAAGGTCGTCGTCGGGGATAGCGTCTTGGTTCGACAACCCGTTCCGTCGTGAAGCTGGCGCGCCCTGGTCTTGCGCGGCCGGCGTTGGCGTGGGGCCCGCCGGGGTTGGCGTGGGAGCTCCTGGCGTGGGAGCCTGATCCGCCAGCGGCGTTTCGGTCGACCCCGCACCGCGGGAACGAATACCGGCGACGGCATTGCCTCCGGCACCCATTGCGGCACCGATGATCGTTCCGGTAGCGGCGGCTTTACCCACGCCTTCGTCCCACTCTCGATCGAGCGCGACGTTCTGAGCGACTTGCTCCTGCACCGACTGCGGCAGCTCTTCGATCACGCCCTCGGTCAACGCACCCTCACCGATGCGGCGGGCGATACCCTTGCCGCCAGCGGTGGCCGCTGGCGTGCCACCGACGATCAACTCGTCCACGTCAGCAAGTCCAAGCCTACGCGACAGATTGCCCGCCGCGACTCCCAAGCCTGCGGTCAACGCGCCGGAACCAGCAGCAATCGCAGTCTGGCCCAGCGTCAAATCGCCGGACGAGGTTTCTTGACGAATTTGCTCGGCGGTCTGGCCGCCAGAGATCGCACCTTCACCGATGCCGGCGGCAAGGCCGGTCCCGAGGCGTGGAGCGAGACTGCGCAGCCCGCGGCCGATCGCCCCGCCCGCGAACATGCTTAGGAGCGACTCGCCCGCAGTGGCAGCGAGAGCGCCGGGGTTGGAGATGAGCGCTTTGGCGGTGTCGGTGAAGCCATCGGCCGCGTCGACTTCCCGTTGCTGATCATTCAGCCCTTCGGAGCGATAGCTGTCGAGCTGCTCTTTTGCGGCCCGCGGATCGTAGCCGATCGAAGACAACGCTTTGCCGGCCCGGCCCAGCGTGGGGATGTTAGCAATCCCGACGACGCCCTCACCCACACCGATCACGCCCTTGGCGGCGGTAACGCCCACATCCGCCGCAAAGTCGCCAATCCCATAGCCGCGACGTGGAGCCGGCGCGTCATCGAGTCCATCGAATGGGTTCGGTTCAGCCGCGGCAGCCTTTGCTGGTTGAGCGGAGGTGGAACCCTCAACGGGGTCGAGCCCCTCGAACGGGTTGGGGATCTTCTTCTCGTTTGCCATAGCGTCCCTTATGCGCCCTTCTAGCGGGGCGATGGGTTCAGATTACCCACGCAAAGCGACGTCTGCAACGCCGCCGACGGACGGCATCACTTCGACAAATACTTCGCGCCGTCTTCGCCGAACGTATCCGCCCAACGGCGCAGCAGCTCGGTTTTGAGGGCCGAGTTCTTGTCGTCGTTCGCCTTTTTATACCGTGCCTGCAAGTCGCTGACGATCGAGGCCGATGGTTTCGGGAAGTCGACCTTCTGCTTCCCGTATGACGAGCGATCTTCATCGGAGAGCGAGTTTGCATACATCTGCTCGGTTCGAGCTGGCTGGCCTGCATCGGCCAACCTCTTCACGTCGTCTTGATATGCCTTTTGGAACGCCGTGCGACGCGACAAATCAAAGTCTTTCGACCCGACGTTCGCTTCCGCCAAGCTCTTGAGGCTTTGGGCGGCGGCAGCGTCCCCGTTCAACACAGCCAACTCCAACTGTGACCGTCGCTGAGCGAGCGGCGCTGTGGACGACAGCCGCGACGCGTTCGCTCGGTTCGATTCAGCTTGCGCCTCCCGTTCAGCGATCTGCGACGGGAGCGCTGCCGCCCTAGTTTGCTCGCCCAGTTCATCAATGCGGGCACGGGCATCGGCCGACCGACCTTGGATGGCGGTTTGTGCCGCTTGATTTTGTAGTCCGAGCGACGTCGCCAAGTTGCGGTTGAAGGCCTTTGCGTCAGCGTATTCGCCGAGCGACATCGTGCGGCTGTTGAGTTCCTTGAACTGAGGCATGCGCGGCGCCGCGGTAGGCTCGTTACCGCCGATGACGGAAAACGTCCCGCGATCGAGCCGAGCCACCGGGGCGTCGGGCCGCGACTGACTCAACGACGTGGAGCCGGCCGGCTGCTCGACAAAGCTGGCAATGCCACGCACCGTCGGGCGATCCTGCGGAGCGGTGCCGATTGTGGGGGTTGGCATGGTCGGCGCCGACTTCGCAAGCTGAGCGGCTTGCTCAGGGCTGACCGACGCGAGGCCGCCGGCACGGTTGTCAGCCATCGGAGCGTATGGAGCTGGCGCATTCGGGATCGAAGAAAGCGAAGCCGGCTTGGATGGTGTGGCGGGAGAGGCCGCAGCCGGAGAGGCTAGACTTGCGAGCGACGCGGGCTTAGCCGCGGAGGCAGGCGGCTTGGAAGTGAGGCCACGCGACTTCGCGTAAGCGTCAATCTCGGTTTGGCTTGGCGCCGCGCTCGCGGACGACAGAGCCGGTCCTTGCCCACTGAAACCTTGCGAGAGCTGCTCGGCGGCGGTGGCGGCGGTTCCCGTGGTCGTGTTGTAGACATCGCTCGCGAAATCCGAGATCGCCCGGCGGGACGTTTTGAGGCTATCCAGCGTAGTCAAAGCCCCGTCGCGGTATGCAGCGACAGGAGCGGCCGCCCCGGCCAACGTAGCGCGTGCCGTCTGCCCAATGCCGCGGGCCACGTTGCCCTGGTCAAAGCTTTCCCCGGCGCCGGCGGCGGCCTTGTTGAAGTCGGCGATCGATGCGGCGGTGCGTGGAGCGGATGCGTTGAAGATCGCCTCAGAGCGTCGGCGAGCAAGCTCTTCTGCCGAGGGGCCAGCCATCCCGTCGGGACCATAGGTCGCGAAGTTCAAAGCTTCGCGCGGATCGTTCTTGCGCTTGCGTGGGCCGAGATCGCCAATTCCAGTCGCCATGTCTTCCTCTTTTTATTTTTCTGGGCGGCCGACTCGGCCTGTGAAAATCATCTTATGCGCAAAAACCACCACACTCAACAAGTGCAGGGGCCCCGCTCGGCAGCATCAACCGTTCGTGTTGAGAGTCGTCGCCGCCAGCGAGACCACGCCCGACATCGCAGCACCAGCGGCGCCCTCGATGGTCCGGCCAAGCGAGATGGTTGAGTCAGCAATAGCTTTCGTCTGCTCCAACTTCATCTTGCCTTTTTCAAGACTCTGCTGCGTGAAGAGTCGGGCCTGTTCAATGCCGACCTGGTTGACGCTTTGATAGTAGCTCGCCCGGCTTTGGGCTTCGGCGACAGCGGCGGCGGCCTCGACTTGGAAAGCCTGCACGGCCAGCGATTGGTTTGCGAGATCATTGCGAGCAACTTCGCCCCGTGCCTGCACGACCGAAGCGAACGTGCGAGTCTCCGCCTCGTATTGACGCGTGATCGCTTCATTGCGGCGGATCGTTGCATCGAGCTCCGCGGTTTTGGCTTGAATCTGAGCCGAGTAGCCGCCGAGCTGGGTTTGGTATGCCCGAGCTTGCGTCTCGAAGACGCTGAGCTTTGCTTGCTCGCCTTGGATCTGAGCCGTGTATGCGCCCCATTCCGCGTTCTTCGCCTGCACTTGGGTCGAGTAGACTTCCGCTTGCGTGCGGTAGACATCAAGCTTGATCTTCTCCAAGTCCGCCTTCGCCACCGTGGCGTCGACCTGCGTCTTGTAGACATTCGCCAGCGTCTGCAAGCCTTGAAGCTGCGACGTGTAGAGCTCAACTTTCGCGCGGTCGACGTTCGTCAGGGCTTGGAGCGCCTCAATCTCGGCGCGGTAAATCTCGATTCCCGTTTGGGCGGCGCGAAGCAACGTCTCAAAAACAGCAGCTTTTGCTTGGTAGACGTTCAGCCGCAGCTTGAATCCTTCGAGAGCCGAGTTGTAACCCTGCACCATGAGATCGGCCGTCTCTTGGGCCATCTGAACCGCAATTGTCAACGTCTGGATCATTGCGCTTTGATGCCCAAGCCCGATCTGCAAGAAAGATGTCCGCATTTGGCTCGAAGTGGTGATCGCGAATTGAAGATTCTGCTGCTCCATCTGCGCTTGGCTCGTCGCGATCTCGATCGCCGAGCGGGCCAAGTTGTCGCCAGCGTCGCGCCGCAGCTGGAGGCGGGCCGCGTTGAGTGCCCCGGGTGGCAGCGTGAAGCCGCGACGGGCGGCATCGGCATCGGCTGCGTTGAGGTTGCGAAGGTATTCCGAGCTCAGCTTGTCGCGCGAGCGCTCGTAGTATGCGTTTTCGATCGCCGGCTTCAATGCGCTGCCACCGTCGAGATACTTCGAGAGTTGGCCCTCGATCTTGGCAAGCTGCGAGTGGTATTGCGGATTGTATTTCGACATGAAGCCGTCGAGCTTCGACTCCACCGCCGTCATCATCGCCGGCGCTTGCTCACGGTATGCACTCACGAACGCGGCGGACACGTCCCCAAGGGCAGGAATGTCGTCATCTGGGGCGACATCATCGAACGTCGGCAGCACGATGTCGGGTTTGACCGGGGCGGCATACGTCCCAAGCGCAGGAGCTTGGAAGTTCGGATTATCGAGGGCGGCCGGCGGCGTCGGGAATTTTGCCTCGATATTGATCTCGGGGGCCACGATGTTGAACGAGCCAATGCCAGCCGGCGTCGATGGCATCGTTAGCGTGGGGGCAACCGCGGTGAAGATCGGCATAGCTCCCACATCGAGGGGCGACACCTCTTGGAAGTCGCCGGGGCGCTGAGGCTCGTCCGGAGTCTCGATCGCCACGGAATGCAGCTCAGGCCGGGTGATGCGATCCGGCTCTTTGAAAGCTTGGGCGAGTGGGATCGAGTAGTCGATCGACCCCGTGTCGATCGCTTGAATCGCTTGCTGCGCCGCCTCGTTCAAAGCTTTCGATTGCGTAACGAGATCGTTCGCCCACGAGATGCTCTGCGACTGTAGTTGTTCCGGAGTAGCCACGGTTTATCCCTTTTTGTTTTTCTTGTCGATCAAAGCCCGCGGCCGGTTACGTCGAACTCAATATCGATCGCGTCGATGTCGATGCGCTCACCCAATGCGTTCGCCACGCCAAATCCATAATACCGCGAGCGAGTGCCGCGTCCACCCAAGATGCGGCCGTTTTGCGGCTTCTGCGACCGTGGGCTGGAGTTCGGCTGATTCTGCTGATCGTCATCCCCTGGAATAATCTGCCCCGTAAAGCCTCCGCCTATGCGTGCGGCTAAATACATGTAGCGAACCTGCTTTTTGTTGCGGCTCCCAAGATCACTGAAAGCGGTTTGCATCTCCCATGCGATGGGCTGGCCGTCGTCGGTGTCGCCGGTGTGCTCGTAAATCGCGGTGTCGGTGATGACGAAATGCTTGTCGCCGTGGCGCACGATCTGCCGCGCGTTCGCAAAGCCCTGGTAAGCCGTAACTTCGTTGACAAAGACCGGCTGCGGCACCTGATCGACCTTGTGCTGCAGATTGATCGCGAAGGTCTGGAACGCGACTTCGGGCCAGTTCGAGATGAGGCCACGGCCTACGAGTCGAGGCAGGACGATCGCAGCACGGGCAGAGGAGCCCGCCACAAGCATTGGCAGAACGGCGCGCACCACAGCGCCTTGCGGCTCCGACGAGGCGCTCGCCGATCCCCGGATTGCCGGCAGCTTGCCACTGACGCGGATGGAGCTCTCGTTGGACGCGGATGCCCGCCCGGACAGCATCGGCAGCTTGCCAGCCACGACGGCGCCGCCAGAAGCCTTGCCCACGATCGACGGGAGCCTGCCTTGGATGCGGATGACGTTTGGCGTGCTGATCGTCGCCGAGCCGCGAATTGCCGGCAACGCGGCATTGACCGTGAGGCTTTGTGGATTGGTCCCAGACGCCGAGCCGCGCAGCGCTGGAAGTCGCCCGGAAGCCCAGCCACCACCCACCGCCCGAGCCGCGATCATCGGCAGCGTCGCGCGGACCACGGCACCGATGGACGCGGACGCCCGGCCGGTGATCGCCGGAAGCCGGCCCATCACCACAGCCCGTTCCTGGATGAAGACCCCGGCGCTTGCTTCGAGCGTGTCGCTCTCCTCTGCGACTGACATCGAGGAGGCGATCGTGTATTCCCGCGAGGCCGATGCCCAGAACGTGTCAAGAGCCTCCACCATGTTGGCGGAGCCTCGATAGGCAATGACCGTGCTGCCGGAGCCTGCCATGGCGTCGGGAGACTCAGAAGCGACCATGCTCGCCGTGTGCTCAACCTCACGTGCGCCAGTCGCTACCATTGAGTCGCCCGCCTCAGTGGCGATCAATGAGCCACTCAGCGGTGTTGCCGCCCCTTCTGGGTCCGGAAATGGTGCCGTTGGAACGATGATGGTTCCGCGGCCGTCATAGACTGAGTCCCCGAGAGTAATTCGCAACTCATCCAAGTTCCCGATAAATCCTCTCGGGGCAAACACTAAATCATTGCCGATGGACAGCGGGGCATCGACTTGGGTGAAGATGGTTTCGATGTAGAGGCTTGCAACTTGGAGGCCGTCGAGGTAGAGATGCATAAATACACCGCGACGAACCCAAGCGAGATGATGCCAAGCCCCATCATTCGCCCCCCCAGTAGAGCTATTCAGCACGGGCGATCCCGTGCTAGCGTCAGACCAATAGATCCGCGGGAAGCCATTAGACGTCAGCAAGATCGTCCATGATCCAGGGCCGAAACCGCCATTGTTTTTTGAGATGAGTGTGGCGAAGTTTCGCTGGCTGGTCGTGCGAAAAAACATCTCGACACAGAAGTCGCCATTAGCCGGCATGTTCTGCGCTGGCCCGGAGACGAGCAGATAGTCGCCATTGCCGCCGCCAACAAAGCTTGCGCTACCGGCACCGAATTTTGGCGAGGCGCCGGAGATCGCGGGATCTCCAAAGACAGTGATGGTATTGTTCGACAGCGACGAATCTTTCGTCAGCAAGCTGTCAAAGTGCAGCAAAAGACTCGGGTCCACGCGCGCCTCCATGCGGTCTACGCCGCCTTGATCAAGTCAGATTACCCGACAAGTTACGAATATCCAACCCAAGATGGCAGGATGCCGAGCTCGGACATGTCTTCGCCATCCGCAGGCTGGACTGAGAGCCCCTCGCCCGCGAGATCGCCCTGGTTCTTGCTTGCCAACGATGAGCCGAGGAAGGCTGAGCGGCTTGAAAACATGGCCGCAAAGATGCCGTTGACGTCCGGGGAGACCGCGAAAATTCTTGAAAACTTCGTCTCCTCCGTCGCTCCAGTGATGATCGACGACGTGATCAGCGGGCCGTTCAGCGCGGTCATCGTCCCCTCGCGAGTCGACGGCCGAACTACGCGAGCCCCGATGCTGTAATCCCTGACCGGTTCGTAAGACGTGCTCAGCGCCATCTCGTTGTTCAGATTGAAAGGATCGCTGGCATTGCCTCCCTTCGGGAAAAACACGGATGCGGAGACCACGCCAAAGCCGATGTTGATCGTCTGCTGCATGGAGTAGTCGATCGACGAGCTGCCGGCCAAGATGTCGGCCGCATATGAGTTTTGCGGATTGGATTGCGCAAGCTGGCCAGAATAATTGACCCGCCACGGCCCACCATAAAACTGCCCTGGTGGCTGAGAGATTGGCGCGTTCGTCCAGACGTCAAAGCCCTCGCCAATCTTGAGCATGTAGCCGAGGAAGTATTTGCTCTCGACCGTGCGCCGCTCGCCTGTAAATTTCGTGGTGCCAACGAAAACGCAAGACCGGTTCTTTGGGGAGATCACGAGGCAGTTCTGAACGACTTCCGCAGGAACAGTTTCCTCGCGACTGGTGGCGACGACAGTGAAGACTCGCGTAACGAGCCATCCATCGATCGCACCGCCCCCGCCGGCGAACGCATTCGGCCCGGCGAAGTAAGGCCCAGTCGGCACGTCTTCGATTTTGTGGGTGCCAAGCTCGTATGATTGATCATTCCGGGGTGGCGTGATGCCCGGGCCGGAGAAATCGATGGAGTCGCCACGGACAATCTCGCCCGAGAGCGTCGAGCTGATGTAAGCCTCCTTCGCAACCGGGGTGTAGCCGAAGTCGGAGCCAGTATTGATTGATCCGCCTACGAGAAAACAGTCATAGGGAGAATACCCACCGCTTGCGGGCGTCGATGGACCGCCTTTGTAGACCGTCTGCTCGTAGACTTTGAGTGCCTCGCCAACGAAGAACGCGTGCAGCGGGCCGCCCCACGTTTCACCTGGTGGATCTTGAAAAGGCGTATTCGCTTTCTTCATCTGAAACGTCAGCAGATCAGCCGACTGGCCGCTCGGGACGAGAAAGCGTGTCGCGCTGTTGCCGTTGAAGAGAATGCCGCTCGAAACGAGGGTGAGCGCGGCCGCGAGCTGGCCCGTGTCGCTCTCGATGATGTCGATGCGATGGAGATACGAGTGGATGTAATCGTCCTCCACGACATTGTTCCACGACGTGTTCACCGCGTTCGCCCCGCTCTCGCTAAAAGCCCAACCACAATCGCCGTAGAAGGGGATATGGTCAGCGTAGAAGCGGTTGTTAAGCTCGGCCGCGGTCATCAGCCGGAGGACGCGTCCATCGGTGATTGCGGCCGCCAGATCTTTGGGGATTGCCACGCCGGTAGGAAGCGCGGGAATGCCAGCGGCGACGATGGCCTCCATCATCACTTTGTCGCGCAGCTTTATCTTCGAGACCGGCAGCGGCATCGCAACCACGCCATTCGCCATGCTGATCTCGATGAGCCACAGCGCGCCACTTTTGGCGGTGAAGATGCCGTGCGTGCAGAAGAAGGAGTGTTGATACTGAATCGCGACTTTCGTGAGGCCCATAGCGAGGCTCGCGACCTTGCACATCTTCCCCGTATACATCGCCGGCGCGACGTTCGCGGTCTGCCCGAAGACTTGCACGGTGGTGTCTTCCGGAATTCGCGTGTTCTCCGCCGTCGCTTCTACCGCCAGCCGTGGTTCATCGCGCCACGCCCGGGGCTTCTTCTCCCGCGCGGCTTGCAGCGAGCTTGGGTAAAAACGGTGCAGAACCTCTTGCGTCCGTGGCGGCTCCGCCCCCTCGACTGGCACTTCGACGATGTAGCTCATGTCGGTCATGCCCGACAAAATGTCGATGCTCTCGCCGTTGATCATGAGCCGGTCGACGGCCGGCGAGACAAACATCTCGACTTGGACTCCACCATCGCCTTCCGGCAGCCAAAATTGACGCCTGGTGCCACGATCGCCAACAAGCTTCTTCAACTCCTTAAGCTTCGCGAGAGCGGGGGCAACCCACTCTTCGCCAGCAAGAACAATTTTCACAGGCGGCCGGCGAACCGGCCCGCCCGGGCCGTCAAACTTGTCCGCCACTGCGGCCCCCTTATTGCATCGGGAAGGTCAGCGAGAACTGATCGATCGTGCCGGCCACGCCGACAGTGAACTGTGGATTCACCACCGTCATGTCGCCACCGGCGGAGGCCACGGACATGTCGATGCGCAGCGCGGTCGCCGACACGCCACCGTTATCTACGGCGTTCGCTTTAACGCGTGCCCAGCCAGCGACACCGGCGGCAATCGGGACGTATTTCCAGTTGTCTGAGGACTTTGTGATGGTCGAGCCAACCGGATCGGAATAGGTCAGACCGTTGGTTGGCGAGCCGGCGTTGAATGCACCCGCATCTTTCGTCACGACTGCGAGCAGCGTGCCGGTTGGAGCGGCGTCGGCGGTGGCGGGTTGGGCGCCGGTATAAATCTCGACGCACCCAGCGTTCATTGCCTCTTTCAAGCCGAGCTGCCCCAGCATGTTGTTCACGAGGCCGGTGGAGAGTTTGATCATTGCGATTCCCGATGTTGTTATTGTTTTTGGGCGGCCTCGCCGGCCTGTTTTTTACTACCTGCCGCGCCACGCATTCCACGGCGATCCCCCGGGGATCATTGAGAACACGTAGCGCTTGTCGCCATCCCGCTCGATGAACCCTCCGCCAGCCGACAGCCCTGGTGCGAAGCTCACTTGCGGGGCCAAAAGCTCATACGGCATCGCACGAGCAGGCCCGCGACAAGTCAAGAATAGCGCTGTGCCATCGTCATCTGCAACCGCGTTTTGGCCGTCGACTGTGCCATACGAAGCCAGCTCGGTCAGCGCGCCGCCGCCATCGCCAAGCGCGTAAGCGTAGATCGCATTCCCATCCCGCCAGTCCGTCCCAATCACCAACGCGGCATCCGTCGCCACGAGCTGATTGACCCGCCCTTTGACGACGACATAGTCCGCCGCCAGATCGAATAAATGGAATTGCAGCGGCTTCGAAAACCAGACGACCGACAGCCCATCGGCGGGCGAGTGCATCGACGCGTAGAGACTGCCGCGCCAGAAAACGATCTCGTCCGCCCCGTCCGGCAGCGAAGAGAGCGCGAAGCTTTGAAGCTCGATGCCGAGTTGGCTTGCCGGAAGCGACCACGTTGCCGCCGTGCCCACGCCCTCAAAGGCGAGCTGGAATACGGTCGAATTTGCGGGAGCGATGTAGACGCACGCATCCGCCCCTTGGGCCTGCGGGATCTCACTGAAAATCAGCGAGCCGCCGTCGGGCACGTAGACCTCCACCACGTCGCCCGAGCCAGTCTCACGACCATCATCCAGCAAGAACGTGCAGCAAGCGCGGTAAAGCCCGGCTTCCAGCGATCCCGAGCCCACCTCCACGCGAGGCGGCGGCGGGGCGTCGAATTTCAAAGGGAGCACGCGGCCACGCTCATCGACAATGCCGGCATCGGTGCCGTTGTTGAAGAAGATCTGCTTGTTGAGCTCCGCCCACCGCATCGGCGACGAAGAAAGACCGGCCACCAGCGGACGGTATGCCCCGCTTGCCGCGTCGCGCTCTTCGAGCACGCCCGCATTCACGACGAACATGCGCTCGCCGCCCTTGGTGCTAAACGCACCACTGAACAACCCATCGCGGTTCTTTTCGAGCCCATCCCTGGTAGAGACGCGGCAAGCGTTCGTGATGTTGAGATTCGTGGCCGTCGTCAGCCATGAGTTGCCGAGTTCAAGCGGGTCGCTCGTGTTGTTGAGCCCTTTGAACGTCGTGAGAATTTTCTTCGCCATGGAGCCGCCCGCTTACCAAATGTTCGGACGGACTTGACGCCGGCTCGAACGCGCCCGCTCCACCTTGGAGTAGACGTCGACGGCTGGCCCGAATTCGCGCGCGAACGCCGCTTCGTGGCGGGCCGCATCGCCTTGCCGCTCAACTTCGAGATCCTCTTTCTCTTTCAGCAGCTTCATCGCCCAGAGCAGCATCTTGCGATGGATTGAGCCGGTGGCGTCGGGGATCTCGCACTCGTCTTCGTCCGCGAGCATGGCGTTGGGGTAGCGGTAGCCCTCGAATTGCACTTGGTGCGCGTCCGACGTCGGCCGGTCGAAGTGAATGGACCAATCGCTGTCGAAGAACCAAGCGCGAGGAACACCGTTTAGTGGCGTAATGCAGTGCTCACGCTCGACGTCTTGGCGCGTCGTCATGCGCAACGGGCGGCCGTCGACGAGAACGCGAGTGATTTTGTAGAACAGCCGCGAGATGGGGTAGCTGCCCTGCCCGTCGACCGTCGCGAACGTGGTCAGTGGCGAAGTCCGATCGACGACAAGATTGTTGCGAATCGACGCTTCGCACTGCGCGTCTTGAATCGCGTCTTCGAGCTCCTCGTCTTGCCACAGGTAGTCGAGGATTTCGTCTTGCAGCTTTCGCCGCAAGTATGCCTTCATTTCACCACGATTCATCTCGTCCTCCAAGAAATTAGAAGGGCCGCCGAAGCGGCCCGGCTTGCTTTACTCCGCCAACTGCTTTTGAACCAGCTCCCACGCCGCGAGCATCTCCTCGCGCGACACTTTGTAGCCGGCCAGCTTTTGCAAGCTGCGCAGATCGGGCAGTCCAGCCACAGTGAAGTCGCCGTCTTGGGGGTTACTCACCATGCCCATGATGATGCTTTTCAAGTCATCGAGCGGGTCGGCCGGGATGAACTGCGCGGCGGTCTTCAACTCGAATCCTTCGGTGGTGCAGCCTTGGCGCAGTGCGTTCACCCAAAACCGTGGGTGAAGCTCGGTGCCCTCGGGCTTGACGTGCGCGACGTGCATGCCGGTGTCGTCCCACACGGGGACCGTCAAGCCAGTCGTCGAGAAATAGGTTTTGGGTTCCATTTTTTGTTTTTCAGCGCTCATGTCTTCTCCCCTGATAGATGAAGGGGTGGGCGCAAACCCACCCCCTCAGAAGACGCTATCAGTCTTGGGTGAAGTCGGCAACGCCGCGGCCGATGTAATGCACTTCAAGACGGAAAGATCCGGCGGACGGCGCGGCGCCGACACCAGTCCACGTCACGTTGATCGCAGGCTGACCGCCAGCGGTAACGAATCCTGGCGCGGTCAAAGCGGTGCGGCCAGCAGCGGCGATCGAGGTCGAGGCCAAGTAGCGGTTAGCCACCGAAGCATCCCCGACCACGAGGGCGTCGGAAGTCGCCGAGTTGAAGGCGGTGGTAACGACCAGCGCGCCGCCGGTAACGATGCTGCCAGGAGGAAGCTTGATCGCGATTTGAGCTTGTCCGGACAGGCCGGCCAAGTCGGCAGCCGCGACTTCGACATAGGCCACTTTCGTGAACTGCCGAGCGAAGTTGAGTTTGATTGCCATTTTTTTGTTCCTTGAGAGAGTTGAGCGAGTCGTTCAGAACCACATCAAGCCCCGGCCGAAGCCGGGGCCTTCGCTGTTAGGCGATGTAGTGATCCAACACCATGACGCCGAAGTCTTGCGTGGTGTTGCCGTCGAAGAACGACTTGAAGCTTGGCTTCAAGATGCCGAACATCATCGACATGGCGATTGCGGCTTTGTTGCCCATATCGCGCTTCTCTTCTTCCCAGTCGCCGTTCTCCCACAGGTCGGCCACTGCCAGCGCTTGGGCGCCGAGCAAGAGCGAGCGGGTCCCGTTGACTGCGCCGGCCGCACCCCACTTCGAGCCGTTGGCGGCGCCGGAGGTGTTGAAGACGCGCATCGAGTGAGCGATCACCAAGCCATCGACGGTAACGGTCGCGCCGGTGAAGATCGGGTTGTCCATGCCGCGCTCAGCGCCGTTCTGCACCGACGCCAAGTAGTCCTTGTCGGTCTTGAGCTGAGCCAGCGCTTTCGGATGGCACAGGAAGAGGTGGAACTCGCGACCGCCAGCGATGATCGGCTTGATCCCGCGGGTGATGGCTTCGGCTTTCAACGCCACCATCACTTTGTAGCTCAGCACCGAGGCGGGCGTGATCGCCGACTGGTCGCCGTTCACGAAGTTGCCGTTGCCGTCGACAACGAAGTGGCGACCCGAGCTTGGAGGGGTAACGTATTTCGCGAATTGCAACGACGACAGTTGATCCTGGTTGCTGTAGAGGCGCGGCGAGCCGTCCATGTTCAGCGAGTAGCTGATGCCGGAGGCGGTCGAGATCAACAGCTCGTCGAAGATGCGAGCGCGCCAGTAGCCCAGCTTGTCGCGGGCTTGCGAGCGGAACTCGAAGACCGAGTTTTGATCGTCCATCCGGCCTTTCGACACAGTGCCGTTGCGCAGTTGGTCGATTTCGATCTCAACCCACATTGCGTCCATCGCTTCTTCGCGACCTTCCAACTGGTTGTCGCCAACCACGCCGGTGCCGTTCAAGTCGGCGACCAGGCCGATGCGAGCCACGGAACCTTTGTTGGTGGGGGTCAGTTCGTTGACGGTTTGGATGAGGCTGTTCTCGCCAGCGCCCATGTATTTTGCGAGTTCGCTCCGCTGACGGAACGGTTTGACAGCGCTTTTCAGCCAAGCTTTTTTGGCTTCGCCTTGCAGCGCGCCCAAGGGGGTAAACATGGAATTGTCTCCAGTGGATTTGAGTTTGTTTTTGTTTGGCGCGAGGCCACCGGCATGTTTTTTCCGCCGCTGCCTGCGGCTCAAATCGACTGTTTAGGCATTGCGCCAAGGGTGCGACCCTCACGGTTGTTTTTCGCCGACCGCCCGGCGATGGCATGGGTTATAGAGACCAAGGCTCTTCAAAACGTAAGCCCAGCTTATCGCCGGGCTTACATGAAATCAACAACTCGTCAAACGTTTTTTTGCCAAAGATTCGCGCGGATTACAGCCCCGCGAGATGCTTGTCCATGTCGTCTTTCGACATGTTTGCGATGTCATTCTGACTCAGCTTCGAGAAGTCGCGAGCGACCGGCGCGGCGCGGTTTCCGACGCCGGCTTGCGACGTTGAGGGCGGCTGGCTCTTCGCTGCTTCCACCGCCGCTTGGACCTGCTCTTTGGTGGGGCCAGCAGGCTTCTTCGTGGCTGCGGGGGCGGGCTTCGCAGCCGGCGCGGGCTTCGCAAACTTCGCCATCGCCATCACCATCTCCACGGCTTCGGTCAACGCCTCGGAGCTCGGCATGCCGGCCTTTTTGAAGCGATCGGCATACTTGATCACAGCGCCGATCGCCTCTTCGTTGGCGTCGTCCGAGCTCTCATCAAGCTCGGGGTAGGCTTCATACGCAGATTTGACAGCGTTCGCGAACGCCACGCTCTCCGCGGCGGCGGTGCGCTCAGCTTCGCGCTGATTCCACGCAGCCTCCGACTCAGCCAAAGCCTCCGCCCTGGTCTGCTTCTTGATCTCCTCGCGGATCTGCTTTTGGATCTTCGCCGCTTCTTTCGGATTATTCTCGATCAGCAGCAGAGCGACCTGTTCCTCGGCCGCGTCGAAGTCGAACTCGGGCTCGGCCTTTTCAGCCGGCTTGCCCGCCGTTTTCTTCAATGCTTCCAGCTCAGCTTGCAGCGCGGCTTTCTCGCGGCGCTCGCGATCGCGCTCTTCCGCCACCTCGGCGAGACGCCAGTTCGGCACCGAATAGCCGCCCTTGTTTTTCTTCGCTGGCTTTTCCGGCTTGGCTTCGCCTTGGTCGTCGCCCTCCTCTTCCGCTGCGGCGGCAGTAGCGGAAGCTTCGGCATCCGCATCCGCAGCCGCTTGCGCCTCAGCTTCGGCCGTGGCGGCAGCTTCTGCTTCGGCGGCTGCATCAGCCTCCGATTTAGCAGCGGGCTGCGCTGGCTCGACCGCGGCCGGGGCTGCGCTGGAAGTCGCATCGCTTCCCGGGCCGCCAAGCAAAGCCAAGTCTTCGTCGGTCATCTCGATGTTGTCGTAGCGGCTCATCATTTCTCCTTGTTGTGTTCGGTGCGGAGTGCTGTCGCATGGGCGGGAAATCCCGCCTCTCTCACAGCTTTACATTACGCTGTCCGGCCGAAGGGTTTCAATGCCGCCATTCATGCCGTTCGTCGGGGACTGAGGCTTTGGGGCGAACTCGGGGTTGGTGTTGGCTCGCGGATCGAGCGTGGTCTGCCCACCGATGCCTGCCGGAGCCGCCATTTGCAACGACACGCCTGGTCCCACTTCCGCGGCGGCCTCCGAGATTGGTGAAGTAGCCTGCGAAACTGGCACGATCGGGGCGGCGTCTTTGTCGATGAAACCGGCGGAGCCAAGCAGCTTGTCCGCCAGCGGCGAGGTCTGCGGCACGGACGTGATGACTTGCGCGGCTTGGGTCGCGGTGAACATCGTTTCGACGCCGGTTTGCACCGTCGCAGCTTGGATGCTCGCGGTTTGGGCCGCAGCCTGAGCGGCTTGGGCACGCAGCAAGTCAGCTTTCGCTTCGAGCGTGGGGTCTGCCGGGGCCTGTTGCGGCTGCTGTTGAACCATCCGGGTCATGATGTCGTATTTATCCGCAAGCATCGAGTATTTCAAAGCCACGTCTGGAGGGATTGGCACGCCCGCCGTGATGAGCTCCATCACTTGTTGGAATTGCGAATTGCCGTAAGTGACCGTGGTGGGCTGCTCATTCAGCGCCACGTCGTATTCGCCCGCAGACAGATCATTGAACGTCGTCCCGTCCTCTTGCGGTTGATTCAGCGGGAGCTCCGTCTGTGCGTCCTTGCCCGTATTCGGATCTTGCTCAGTGATCCGCATGACCATCGCGTAAGTGTAGAAGCGCTGGATGATCGAAATCAGCCGCTTACCAACCATTTGCCTAGTGCGCGCCAAGTTGTCGAGCGGGATGGCGAGCTGCTGCTGCGCTGCGAATTGCTTCGTTTGCAGAGCGATTCCGGACACCTCAACCCCGTCGCCGATGCCACGGGCCACATCGGGCACGGTGCTCTCTTTGAGAGCGGCCTGCGACATGCTGATCATCTCCGCGATACCTTGGGGAATGGGGTTTGGGGTGATCTTTTCCGGCCGATCCATTCCGTTCCCGTATACGATCACCAAGCCATTCTGGGCGCCGCGATCTTCAAGATCCGCGACATCCATGTTTTTGAGCGAGCCTTCCTGGACATACCAGCCGGAGTTCGCCGCGCTGTTGATGTTGTGAAGGAACTGCACGACCGCCTTGTTGTAAGCGACCTGAGGCCCGATCGCATTCTCGACCATGCCCATGGTGAGGCCGCGGCGGAATTTGTAGAAGAACGGGACGACGGTGAAATGCTCATACCGGCTGTATCCATCAAACAGAACCGAGCACATCGTCGTAACAGTCCAGCGGATACGCTTCATGACGCGCTTGGTCAGCGTCGCGCCTTGGGCGATGATCTCAGCGAGCTTCTCGTCCGAGAGGCCTTCAACCACACGCAAGTCGTTCTCGTTGAAGACGGCGCACAGGCTCAGCTCTCGCACGAAGTATTGACGATCGATCACGCGATAGCGCCGCACCGATTCATCGTCGACGTATTGCGATTCGTATGAATAGAACTCGGGCTCGCCGCCGAAACGATTGCGACGCGCGCTGAAATCGTTGTCGCCGAAGTCCGCGTTTAGAGTGCCCTTGGCTTCGTTTGCGACCTTCTCGGCCACGTCGTCGCCGTAGTTTTGAGCGATGTCCGACTTCGTCATCCAGCGAAGAATTTGCACATCCCCCCATTCGTCCGGATCGTAGCTCTTCGCATCCGGATCGGGGATCACGTCCATCGGGTCGAGCGTGCGAATCTTGATCGCCCCCATCACGTTTTTTTCGTAGTCGTTGATGATCTCGAAGTAGCCGCGACCCTGAACTTCGCCGTCCATGAAGACCGACGTCTCGTGGCGGGCGTAGTCGTTCGACGACATGACTTGTTTGAGCACTTTCGAGAGAGCCTCAGCCGTCATCGCGTCAGCTTGGCCACCCACCGGAACGGCAGCAACTTCGAGGCGATTGTGGATCTGATAGCCGGCGGCGGAATCGACGGCGGGGCCGATCGCATTGAACTCGATGAGCGGAAGGCCTTGGCCTTCCATGTAAGCCTTGTCGTCGACGGACCATTGCCGCTTGCCGCCCAAATACATGTTCTCGCACAGTTTCGCGAGAGAGCAGAAGTCGCGATGTCCGCGGGCCAAGGAGGCTTCGTAGCGCGCCCACTGCCGGCGGGCGATCTCTTCCTCGTCGAGCTTCTCCATGCCCTTCGGCCGGCCGCCCATGTGCCCGTGGTGGCCGTCGTATGCGTTCGCCATCTTGTCCCCTGTTTTTATTTTTGTATGGGTCGCTGATCACCAGCCGGAGGTGCCCGACTTCCGCTTGGAGCGGATATTTTTCTGCCAGTCCGGAATCTTCTCAGCGTCGGCGGCGAAGAAGCGTCGCATCATGATCGCGTATCGCATCGCCGAGATCGCGTCGTCGTTTTCCTTGACGATCAGCCCTTTTAGTCTGTGATACTGCCGCATCTCTTGCAAGAGCTTCTGACACGTCTTGAAGATTTTGAGCTTGCCCGTCGAGAGCATCTCGATGATCTCCATGACGCCGGCTTCGAGACTGTTGCCGCCCTCTTCGTGCGAAACCTGCTCGTGCCACATCTTCATGCCGCGATCGCGATATTGATTCGCCAGCGGCAGCAGCGAGCCTTTGTCGCGCTGGAGCCCATCGTGCGGCCAGAACCAGCGCAGCTCTTTGCCCCAGTCCTTCACAGCCTCGGCGATCATCATTGGCGTCTTGTCCTTCTCGACGTATTCAGCGATCACGTAATACGTGTCCGTGTCCGTGTCGTGAACGATCTCGATACACGCCGTGGGGTGCGAAACCCCAAAGTCGATGCCGCCGCCACGGCGCCAATGCTTGGGGATCTGGAATGGGTCGATCGTGTAGCTCGATTCGGGCAGGTTGATCACCAAGCCCTCGCCGAATTGCGGGATGCCATACATTCGCGCTTGCTGCTCGTGCGGCGGATATTTTTCGAGCATCTTCGCGATGTCTTCTTTCGTGTAGTGCAGCGCGTCTTGCACGCCCATTTGCACGTAAGCGCAGCTCGAAGCCTGCGGCTTCGGATAGAAACGCGACACGACTTGGGACATCCCATGCAGCGGCGTGAACGTGATCATGATCTTGCCGCGCGTCGCGTTCGTCCGCGTGATTCCCTCCATGTAAACGTCCCAGGGCGGCTCCTCGTCGAACCACACAAGATGGACGGTGTCCGCTTGCCACTTCTCTTGGCCCTGCTCATAAGAGAGAAGCTTGAGCACGGAGTATTCGCCCGAGACATGCTTGACCAAGATGCTGTCGACCGCGTGCTTGACGCCGGTCTTCATCGTGATCTCACCGAAGCACTCGAACGGGATCGTCCCGGTGCCCCATTCCTTGCGAACCTCGGGCTTGCCGATCAACATCCGCTGAATACCCTTGCGCGTCAGCTCGCCCGTAACCGAGCCCGCGATCGCGACAATCGGCTTGTCGAAGCGATGGCCGGGCCAGTCGTCTGGATAGCGCCCGGTCAGGTGCATCGCCATCTCGTAAGCCCCGGCCCACGTCTTTCCGCTTTGGTTTGAACCCAGCAGCATCGACTCGTCGTAATCCTTCAACGACGCGTGGAATTCAAGCTGCTTCGGATACGGCTTGTATTCCGCGAGCTTGTTGCGCTGCCGGCGGCCGTCGAGTTCAAGGATGTAGCGATACAGCTCCGCTTTCACGTCGTCCGGCTGCGAAAGCAACCACGCTTGGACGTCGTCGTCCACTAGGTCGAGGACCATGGCTTACTCCCCGGCCTTGGGCTTGAGGCCAAGCTTCGCAGCGATGTGAGGCGGAAGAGCAGGCATGTGCACCTTCGCTTGCTCCGGCTTTTCGAGCACGAAGCGCTCGGCCACCGGGTCGATCCCCACTTTCGAGAGTTCTTCTTTGGTGCGGCCGCCACGTCGCGGCGGATTCGTCTCGTTGAGCGCCTTGGCTTTCTCAATGAGCTCATGCTTCGTCGGCAGCTCGGGGGCCGCGGCCGCCGGCTTGGGCGCGACTTGATTGACAAGCGTGGCTGAGGCCGGCGCCGTTGCCTTCAAAAGCCCAGGAAGATCCACTTTGCCAAGCAGGCCGGCCAATGATTTGTCGAGTTCCTCGCCGGTGAGCGGTTTCGACGTCTCCGCCTTGCCCGGTCCAATCAGACCTTTAAGCTCGCACTTCAAGCGAATCGCGCCAAGCATCGCCGTGGGGTGCTCGCACGTCCGGGCGAGGGCCATCGCATCGTTGATCTCGTGCAGCGCGTCTTTGATCTCGTATTCGATCTCCGTCGCGACCTTGGATGCGTATGCTGCCTTGTAGAATTCGATCCGGGCGTGGACGTTCGGCTTGTTCGCGAGGCGGGAGCCGTTTGCTTTCGATTGAGCGCCTTTCGACTCGTGGCCGTAGGCGATGGCGTAAGCGGAGCTTTGGTTTTCGCCACGGGCGACGAGGCGGGCGAAGTTCTCTTCGCGCTCGTTGAGCGGCGAAGCAGCGGTGATCGTCATTTCTTCTCCGAGAAATTTCTGCGCCCCGTTCGTCGGGGTCTGCATCTCAAGCTATCAAACGCTGAGCGGTTCGCAAGCTTTTGCGGTGAATGTCAACACTTGTCGCGAAGCGCGTGTCGCGAATCGCTCATTCAGCACCCATTCGCCGGTCAACCATCATCGAATGGGCACGGCTCGTGGCCTGCAGCGCCTTGGCCGGTGGCCTTTTTGCGAGCCAACTTCACGTATCCCGCACCGTCGTCGAACTCGTCGCCATCGAAAAGGCCAAGCTGCGAAACCCGAACTTCGACCCGCGGGGATGGGCTATACACCTTGCGGCGATCGCCCGCGGCCACCTGAGCGTCGTCCCCGTATGCCACCCCGTTCATGCCGTCGTAAACCGATTTGGTTACGTTATCTTCATCCGGACGAACCGTGCACCACATCTTCTCGCCGGAGGCGAGCGCCTTTTTCCATTCGGGCCAGCTCTCGGGGATCGCATAGAACATGTCGATGTCAACGCGGACCGGGCCTTGCAGGGCCTCCCAAATTCCGGCTTTGGACATCGCGTCGGCGCAGGCCATTGCGATCGTCTCTTCGTAGTCCCTCGTCTCCGGTGGCGTCATCATGCGGGCCTTGCCGCGGCCGTGGGGGCGTGTCGGGATGGCGCGCTGCTTGCCAAATGGCGGTCGGTTCAGTGTGAATGCGAACGACGCCATGGCTTCTCCCGAAAAAACAGGGCTGCCGAAGCAGCCCTTTGCATATACGAAGCGACAACCGAGGAGTTTGAGAGAGAGCGACCACGCTTCGTTGTTCGACGCTGTTCTTGCGGCCCCTTCGCGTCTTGAATTCAAGTTATCGCGCGGTGCTCGCGAAAGCAACGAGTCCGAGCCTCTTTTTGTGATGAGGCGCCGAACGGTCGCACCTGGTTAGCAAAGCATGTCGGGGCGCGGAGCTGCGCTTCGCGCGAAAGGCACTTTTGGACCGGGCCGCTGCGCGTCGACGTCGGCGGCGATCGGCTGCGCCTCAGCGCCGGAAAGGCCGGGGCGGGCTGGAGCTGGCCCGACTTCTGCCCTGGTGGAGCAAGACGAGGCGGCATCGCACACGGGAAAGCTGCCGCAGTCAGCATGAAATCTTTCGAAAGATTTCACCCCCGCGCAGCATCATGAAGCCAAGTGAAATATTTCATGAGATTTCAGAAAGATTTCATCGAGCTTGATGGTGGTCGCTGTGTTCAGGTTTGCCGGCGAAGCCGCTGCGAGGCCCGGTAAGGGCATCGCTGTTCACATGATTCTCCTATGGTGCATTTGTTTTTCGCAGCCCACGGTTTTTGGTTTTTCCTTATTACGTGTGTGCGCCTGAGCGCACACACGCAGGCGCAGGCGTGGCGCGTCGCCACGTGCGCCTGCAGGCACGCCCGGTTTTTGTTTTTAGTCTTAAGGTTTTATCTTTAAAGCTTTTGATCTTAGAGATTGTTAAGAGAGTCGGCCTCACGCGCACACGAGCAAAGCCAAGGGCGGGCTGGAGCAGGACGAACCGACGAAGGCGGAATCAAAAAAAACGCGGCCGCCGCTCGCCGGGGAAGCGGCCCCCGCGCTTTCGCCGCTCGCCGCAGCGCGAGATGATGAAGCGGAGAGAGCAGCAAGCCGCCAAGGAGACCGCCATGCCCACCACCACCGCTCGCAAGCCGCCGCAGAAGGTCGGCTTCATCCGCTTGGAAAGTTACGGCTTCAAGTCGTCGAAGGGCCGTCGCACCATCTCCGGCGTCATCAACGAGATGACCCGCCGGCCCTCGGCGATTCCGCACGTTTCCGAGCCCCTCGCGGAAATACCCCTTTTTTGCCCCTTTGGCCCCCCTTCCGGTGCCATCCCCCTGATTCGCCAAAAAGTCGCCGAATTTGATAGCCAGAGCCCCAAAAGAATGCGGAAAGATGCCCAACTGCTGGTGGCTGGTGTCGCAAGCTATCCGACGGAAACCAAAGACATGCTCGAAAACCCTCAGGAGTGGCGGGCTTTTGGCGAATTTTGCGAATACACGATCACGTTTCTTCGCGAAGAGTTCGGCGAGCGCGTTCATTCCGTGGTTGCCCACATCGACGAACGCTTCCCCCACGTTCACTTCATGCTGCTGCCTTACAACGTGCCGGAGAGCGGCGGCAAGCTTGGGATCGGCGCCAACCACCCGGGCAAGCACGCCGACGACCGCGGCCCGAACCGGCGCGAAAAATACAAAGCGGCGATGAAAGCCTTCCTCGATCGCTTCTACGAGAAAGTCGGAAAGCTCATGGGCTGGGCTCGTATCGGCGCTGAGCCACGGCAGCGCAACCCCAACCGCAAACAGTATCTATGGTTCCGTAATCTATGGGAGTCGCTGACGAACACGAGCGACGGCAGCGAAGAGGCGTTGGAAAATGCCGCCCTGGTCGAGGCGTCGGTGCCCGAATCGCTGCCGACTTCCCGCTCAAAGCCTGCTGCCGACGAGCCTTTTGAAGGCACCGAACCGGGGCGCATGAAACACGATGGAAATGCGGATGAAATGCGGATGAAATCTCTTGAAATATTTCACGATCCTTCAAAACAGCAAGATTCCCCTATGAAGCTTCGTTTTTGAGTCCTCCCGTTTTGCTCCCAACTTCATCCCGAAATCTTCCCGTTTCGCGCCAGAACGACTCGCCGCTCACCCTTCAAAACATGCCGCCCATCCAGAAAAGATGCCCAATGGAAGGCTTTCTACTGGACAACGGACAAGGGCGGCTGTTTATTGAAGATCGAGAGAGCAACCTAACCCTGGAGCGACGCATCATGAAAAGGACGGACAAATTCACCTTGAAGGTCAGCCGCGGCATTGCCACGAGCGACGAGTATCACGAGCTCACCGACCGGGAGCGCTCGGTCTACTGGACCGCCGCCGCTTTGATGTTCGAGCCGCTCACGTTCAAACGGCTTTCCCGATCCATGGGCGGCTCCAAGATCGAGGCGGCTGTCGGTCGCTTGGTCGAGCAAGGATTTTTGGAAGTCGACGGCGAAGAAATCACGCTTGCAGATCGCTGGGCCAACATCTATATCAGCACGCCGGCCGTCCAAGCGAAGCGAGCTCGTGAAAAGGCCCCAGAGGCTTCCGCACCAGTTGCCGCACCAATCCCCCAGCCCGCCCCCGATCGCGCCGTGGCGCCCACGCCAATTGAGCCGCAGCCCGCTCCGGTCGTGATCGCTGAGAGTCGCATCCCCACTTTTCCGCCGGCCGAGAATTTTGAAGACGCGATGCCCTATGCGGACGACTGGTCCGACGAAGACTTCGGCATCGATCTCGCAAGCGTTAGCGCGGCGCCAGTGTTCGACTTGCCACCCGTGGCCGGGATTCCGGCACCTGCCCCGTTGGTTCCGGCTGAGAAGCCCACCCCAGCCCCGTCAAAAGCCGCCCGCAAACGCGAGAAAGCCACTTCGGAAGCGGACCAAGTCGCCGCGATCGAACTTCCAAACTTCCTGCCGCGGGAGACCTATCTCGCGTTCGTCAACAGTCGCAACGCCATCAAGAAGCCGCTCACGCTGCAAGCCGCGCAGATGTTCATCGGTCAGTGCATCCGGGCTCACGAAGATAAGCACGACGTCGTTGACCTGATCACGCGGGCCGTGATCGGTGGATGGCAAAGCATCTTCATCCCCGAACGTCGCGGCGGTTACGCCGACAAGGCCACGGCCCAGCACGCTGAGCGTCGTCGCACCGGAGGCGTCGCCCTCTGATCGACCGCCTGTCGCCAACCATGCCTTCTGTCCCCCTCGGATGCGTGCATGTGTTGACCATGGGCAACGCGAGTGATTAAGTGAATTCGTGGGGCAGCGATCCCCACCCGGAAAGAGAGAGCCGGCAAACAACTGAGGAGAAAAAAATGGGATTCCAAGCAAAATTTGACAGCAAGCCTTCCGCCACCGTCCAAGCCCACATCGATGCGGCTCCCGGAGCTGTGAATACCGCAGCAGCGCTGCAAAACCTCAAAGCCGTCGCCCCTGGCGTGATGACCGGCGCTGAACTGGCCCGCAAGCAAGCCGACCTCCAAGCAAAGACCGCCGAAGTCAAAGGCGAGCCAGCACCGAAAGCTCCGTCAAAGATTGACGCAGCCACTGTCTCGAAACAAGACATGGTCGACGCAATGCAGAACATGATCTCGCACTTGAAGGCAGCCGAACGACGCATCAAAGAGATGGAGGCACGCTTGGACGCCGCAGAGAAAAGCTCAAAGATGTTCGAGGGCGCGTTCGATGAGCTGTCGATGCACGTGATGAACAATGCATCGAACACCGCTCGCCAGATCTCAGCGCTGCGCACCAAGCTTGGCAAGACCAACGACGGCGACGTTGTCCCGATGAGCATGGACTTCGACGAGCAATAAATGGACAGCAAATCGCAGCGTCAATCGCTCTTGGTCGACACTTCCGCCTTGCGGGCACTTGAAGACCACGCCCGTTTGGTCACTAAGCAAATCAACGCCGGCAACGCGCCGGCGTTGTCGCGATCGCTCCCGAAGCGCATCCGCTCGAACGACCTCCCCCAAGACATCTTCAAGCTGATCTCGATGAAGTGCCGGACGACGAGCGCGGTTTGCAAATTCTTCGACGAGCCGATTGAGAAGATCGAGCCGATCCTCGGTGCCCTCAAGGACGCGGACTACATCGAGATCTACAAGCTGTCGCCCGTTGCCGCGGTGTGGCGCGTGATCGAGAGCGCTCGCGGGCGCAAAGTCAGCATCTCTCCGCCGGCCCCGCCACCGCCGCCTCCCCCAAGCCTCCAAGTCGGGGACTGGCGTGAGCGGCGAGCGTTTCTCAGCGTGCGCGGAAAGGGTTCGATCGAAGTGGCGGTCCAGTATCCCGCCGCGCTCGATCCCCAGTTCGCGTCGCAAGATCCGGTAGCGCAGAGCCCAGCAGAGCCAGTCGATAGGGTCGCTGAGATCTTCCAATACCCTATGGACAAGATGATTTTAGCCGCGCGCGAAGAATGGAAGCGCCGGCACCCCGCATCACCGAAAGCCAAGCCGCCCAAGAGCGGTCAATAAAAAAAAGGAGCAACACCATGGTTCCCGCCACACTCGCGAGCATCGATCGCGAGACGCTTGCAAAGATCGACTTGCAAGCAGTTGTCATCGATCCTGAAGTCGTGCGCATCGCCGCCGGCAAATACCTGCGGGGCCTGCCCCCTCTCTTTCAAGTCCACCCGGCACGCCATGAAGTCGACGAATGGGAGCTCGCGGTGGCGACCGGCCAGTGGCGCCGTTGGGCCGATGATCACGGCTACAAGACCACGCTCGACATTCCAGACTTGATCAAGCATTTGCTGCACCCTGCCGTCGACTTCGTCGCGTTCAAAGAATTTTGGAACGATTCGCACATCGCTGTTTGCCTCGTGAACCCCGATCTCGACTACATGAACACGTCGAAATCTTGGGCTGATCACATCGCCGGCTACATCAGCAACTTCAAAATCTTCCGCAAGCAAAAGCAAAAATAAGGAGCATGCGATGAACCCCTACGATGAATATTCAGCGATGAACGCGACGAGCTCGACGGAGGCGGCTGAGACCCCGGAGTCTGTCGGCCGCGTCCTGAGGCTCGCGCACGAGCTTCACAAAACCAAAGAGCAGCTTCGTATGATGCGCAACGCGATGCGTGCCGCGAAGCTGATGCCAACCGAGATGGAGCTGGCCCGCGTGGCGTTCGATCTGACGGTTGAGAACAGCTTGTTCGACAAAGATTGCATGCACCTTGTCGCCATCCTCCCCGAACCCGCCGTTGCCTATCGAGCACCGGCGATCGTGATGGAGCTTTCTTTTTCATGCCGCGCGCTCGGTCAGTTCTGCTCCCCCGGCGGCATCTTCGTTGAAGAGTTTGCCCGCTCATTCGCCAATTTCCGCCAGTCGCTCTATGAGAACTACGCTCTCGCTGGCGGCGACACCGATCTCGCGGTGCGCCTGGTCCGCTGCGAATTCACCACGTCCGACCCGGAGTCGCTCGCGCGCTGGGAAGCGCATGTGCTCAAAGATGAAGTCCCTGCCGCGCCCCACGCGTCTTCCAAAGCCAAATCCCTCTAAAAAGGAAAACCCATGAAAATCGTCGATGCAAGTGGCAACAAGCTGCCGAGCACCCAGCCTGAAGAACCCGAGCTGAGCCCCAGCGAGCGCATGTTCGCTGAAATCTTCATGAACAAGCCGATGTTCGATCGCGGCCTGCGCAAAGCCCAAGACACTGCGACGGAAGTCGCGATCATGCTCGGACTTCCTGAGGACGAAGCTGCAGCAGCGGTCAGCAACCCAGACCACCCGCTTCAAGCGAAGATCGTCGACCCGCTGATGGGCTTAATCGCCGAAATTCTCGAGCTTTCGTTCAACGAGATGATTCAGCACGCCGAGTTCGCTGACCGTGCAGAAGCGTTCAAGCGTGACTTCAAAGTCGTCTCCGCGCTGCCCGACGCCGCCGGCAACGGCATCCCCGTCTTCACTGTCGGCCGCGGAAAGCCCTGGAAGCGTTGATCGCTCCCCCACGCCATCTAAGAAAAAGGAAAAATCATGGCAGAGAAACAAAAAGCGATCACCGCGTCCGACCTGGCTTCGCTGGTAAGCGTCGCACGCAATTCCGGGCGCAAGGATTTGCAAGACCTCTTCAAAGCGGTGGCGATCGCCGACGGCAAAGGCGCTCGCTCGACGTCTTCCAAGGGCTCGTGGACGCTCGAAGTGAACGGCATGATGCTTGCCAGCGCTCGAAATCGGACGCGGCGCTTCGGCTCGCTCGACTCGCTGCACCAAACGCTTTGCGAAATCGGCATCCCCCATTTCATCGTCGTCAATGCCGCCTGCCCCGCCGGCCACTCCGTGGGGGCGCACTGATGGATCGCGAGACGCTCGAAATCCTGCAGGAGATGCGGCGGCAGATCGAAAAGCGACGCTGAACTGACCGCTCACAACACCAAACAGGCCGCCTATCTGGCGGTCTTTCTTTATCGATGTGCGGAGGTTGATTAGTGCATGGGCGTGCGAGATGGTGAATCCATCGAAGACCCCTGCACTACACGGAGACCCACCCATGGCCGGCAAAGCCCGCACACCAAATCAAGACCTTCTCGCGATCGAAGCCGAGGGCTTCCAAGTCGAGATCCGCGCCGGCGAGAACGGATACGCCAAAGCCTTCCTAGCGCATACAGCCGGTTTTCGGAGCCTGATGTGCGTCCACTTCCTCGACAACCGCCGTTCGGCACCCTACTTGCGGGCAGCAATGCGCTTAGCCCGACCGCGTGAGCATCTCGGCCAGATGCTCTCGAAGCTTTACCTCGAAAACCTCCCGCTTGTGAAGTCTGAATTCGCGGACTGGGAGGCGCTGTGCATGCTTCAAGCGATTCAGCCAACGATTGAACCCCGCAAGTCGTCGGCCGGCCGCCTGTAAACCCAATCCCAACCACCAGGAGAAAGAGAGATGACCACCGAGACCACCGCGCAAGACAACTACGCTGACAGCCTTCACAAAGCCGGCCTCATCACCAAAGAGACCGCAGCCGTCATGAAGCAAACGCCACCGACCATTGTGAACCGCGGCCGGTCACGCGTAGCGAGCCATGAGAAAGTCGTGGAGGACTACGAGCGCGGCTTGACGCAGCGTGAAGTCGGTCTGATGCACGACATCTCGCAAGGCCACGTCAGCAACATCCTCAAAAAGCACTACAAGCAAGCCAAGCCGCAGGCGCAAGCGGACGACCAATCGTGGCTCATCGATGTCGCTCCGCTGCTGGATAAGATCGTGGCGACGATCAATCAGCACGCGGATGACGGCAACGCCGACCAAAAGCGCATCGTCGAACTTGAGTTGCACGTCTCCGAGCTGCTCGCCGAAAACAAGCTGCTTTGGAAACGCCTCGACGGCATCAATGAAGAGCTCAACGCCATCGACAGCCTGCCGCCACCAAGTCAATGGAGCCTGGCCTGTGGGCCAAGGTGCGCGATGCGCTCCTCCGCCGGTCCTGATCAGCCGCCGATCCACGCAACGAGCCGCCTATCTGGCGGCCGTTGTTCGTTTGGATGAGGCGCGCTTAAATGAAATGGAGAGAGCAGCCCAACGGAGGATAGGACATGAGTGAAGTTCACAGCGTTCAAATTGCAGCAGAAAAGGCGGTGGCGCGCGAAGGCTTTTGGCTTGCTGGTCAAGAGAAGCTTGAGAATCTGGCTGGGTGGTGGCATAAACAGGCCGGCTTAAATGTCTACAAAGTCGCGAATTGCCAAGGCCGGGTGCAGAAATCGATTGGCATGAATATTGGCGGCGTCTGGTTTTGGAACTCGTCGTCAAAAGCTTTCGATCAAGAGCTGATGGAAACGATTGTTCGCGCAGAGCCAGCTTCACGCATCCATTTGCCCTCGCGAGTTGGCGTCCCCATCCCCGATTTGATCCTTCGCGCAGCGCCTTACATGACCGACGACAAGTTGAACGCAATGTTTGAGCTTGCTGGGCATTACGGATATGACCAGATGGCGTCCAGATTGGAATTGGAAGTGCTCCGTCGATCGACGTCAACCGTCGCCACGCCGGCAAAAAAACAAGGGAGGCTTTGATGGATCTGGCTTACGAATTTGAGAAGAAGTCGCGGGAGATCGCTCACGAGCTGTTTGAAGAGGCGCTTTCGATCATCAAGTCGGGTAAAGGCGCTGTTCTCGAAGAGAAGCTGCACGACCTGAGCTACGAATTCACCGATCGCTTGGTGCCGATCCCGACCGTCGAGCTGTGGAAGCATGTCGAGTTCCTCGACGAGCGCTGGGACGAAGTCGACCGCAGTGGCACGTTTGATCAAGCGTTGCGCCAAGCCGTCTTCCATCAAGCAAGCGAGCACGTCTTCGATGAGTTCGAGAAGTTCGGTTCCGAGCCAAAGCTTGAAGCTCTCAAAGCCGCTTACGATGCCGCGGCCCTCGCGATGATGCACGAGAAGCCCGAAGCGGAATACGCCAAGGCGGCGGCGCGGTTCCAAGAGCAATTCGCGACGTTGGGATGGGCGCAGACGTGGCCCCCGACCGAGCCGACGCTTTTGAAGATCCTCGCCGACAATCAAGACGAGCCGGCTCCACAAGAAAAGCTTCTTCTCAATTTGAACATCGCCCCGCGGTCGCGCGGCCCGCGCTGAAAATCCAGCGCGCGAAAAGCAGTCGACTTGCCCACCGTTCTCTTGCCCATGGTCTGTTTATGGACCGGCTGCGAAAACCGTGGACAAGTCGACTTTTTTACGAGCTGTAGCCCAACTTCGCTTTAACCGGCCGGGCTGGACTGTTGGCAGGGATCAAAGCGAAAAAACAAAGCCCGCCGAAGCGGGCTCTTTCATTGACGCGACGCGCTCAAGGCTTGGGCGAGTCTCCCGCTTGCTTCGATGCCGCGCCAGTTACCACTCCAAATCGAGGGACTTTTCCGGTCGTCAAGCAGATCCGCCGCGCCCAGTTCGGTGGCAAGCCGTATTCCTTCGCGAGCTCTCCCGACGACCGGCCAGCTTTGTAAGCTTTGCGGATCTCTTCATTTCGCGCCGCCTTCACCTCGCGGCGGGAGGCGCAAAGGCTCGTGAGCACGTTGCGGACCGTTCCCTTGCTGAGCCCGTATCCGAAAGCCAGTGAGGCGACCGACTCCCCATCGAGATAGCGGGCTGCGATGATGTCGTTGCGGTGCTTGAGTTCGGGCTGCACTTTGCGTCCGCGTGTTTCAAATTTCTTCTCTTCCATTCTTCTCTCCCTGGTGTTGTAGTTTTTGTGGGGACTACTGATTTAGAGGGCCATTGCGCGAGCTCGTGCGGCCGGCGCCTTGATCATCGCTCCCAGTTCGACTGCCAGCTTTTTGGCACGCACTTGGTCAAGCCGTGCACGAAGGTCCGCGAACTCCTCCTCGCCATCCCACTCCACAAGGCTCTCCAACACGGGGGAGAACTTCGGGATGTCGTCTTCGTCGCGATCCGACCAAGATTCTCCGGCGCGGCGCAGGCTGATGTAATGGAATTCGGTGATGAACGCTTCGCCGTCGATCATCGTGAGCGGCTGTGGCTCACGATCGTAAGAGAGGCTTTCATAGTCAGAGCATGGCAGCTCGAACCACGCCGAGATATTCTCGATCGCGCCTTCCGATGGGCCGCCAGCCCAAGAGATTTCAGCGCGTTTGTAGCCGTCCACCTTCACGCTGAACTTGGTGATCGGGAAGGATTCTTTCAAAGCTTTAACGAGCAGCGCTTTGGTGGCTTTCGCGTCGATGGTGGTTGGGTGACTCATGGTTGTCTCCTGGTGGTTTTGGTCGCCGGCTCTCTTCGGGTGAAACCAAGTTACCAAACGCCATGGCGAACGCAAGATGCAAAATCACATTAAAAGACGAGCGGTCGAAATGCGCCGCCCATCCCGCCTGCCGCTTATCCCCGACCAGTGGCCTTGCCCGGCCCGATGCAATGTCAGAAGATGAATTCGTGCCGAGAGAGCACGACAACCAAAACCACCAGGAGACACACATGAACATCACCGAAAAATCCCTCCGCGAATACGTCTTCGGCGTCGACAGCGACGCGGGCATCGAGATCCTTCAACTTTCGAGCGCGTCCGCCTTCAAGTTCTCCGGCCGCAAAGCCAGCCGCGAGGAGTTCGCCGCGGTGATCGAAGCCTATCTCGAAAACGAGCTGTTCGAGTTTGATGATCACGATGGCAGCACGTTCGATCTTTGGGAAAAGCAGGAGGAGGACTTCGCGGAAGCCGTCGGAGCGTTGCTCTTCAAGCTTGAAGACGCCGCCCTGGTCGACGAGCTCTACGAAGAATATGAAGAACGTTACGCACACTGGGAAGCGGAGCTGGCTGAAATGGCGTAAGCCGCTCAACCCGAAAAATCAGCCCTCCATCGGAGGGCCTTTTCATGGCCCGCGTATGCGTTGCATTTTCTCCACATCGCCGCCGATCGCCGATGAAACGCCTTGCCCCTGCACTAATGCTTTGAGAGGGTAAATCTGAGCACAGAGAGCGCAACCATCAACCCGAGGAGAACACATGGAACTTGTGAAGAGCATCAGCATCGCGAACCTGGTCAATCAACGCAACGCCTTCGTCGAGCGGGTGCAGGCCGCCCGCGCTTCGATCGGTGAGGCTCACGACATCTTCCTCGCCAGCGGCTTCGACCGTGGGGGTAAGCATCCGGAGATGTATGACATGAGCTTTGCGAGTATCAGCGGATTCCGCCACGCTATTCAAGACGACAAAATCTTTGAGATGCTAATCTCGGGCTACGATGCAAAGGCGTGGGATCACTTGATGCACGAAAGCGGCATGCTTTCATTCATGAGCGCGAGAGACGTCGTAGACTGGGGCCAGAAAATCCAGAATCGCGAGATTCCCGCGCTCACCATGGACAGCATCAAAGCTACGTTTTCAGAGCTGCATTTGAAGCGCAAACAGATGATGGACGACGGCATCGAGCAGTTGTATCGAGCTCTTTCGTGGTCGCACAAGACCAATTCCCCCGTCGCTTTCGGCAAGAAGATCATTCTTAATGGGCGAAACCCATGGGTTTACAGTCAGAACCGACTGCACGTCGACGACCTCATCCGCTTCATGCACGTCATGGACGATAAGCCTCAGCCCGACCATCGCGACAACTTCGCAATGCTCTCAGACCATCAACCCGTCTCGGAATTCAAGTCAGACTACATCTCGATCGTGGGCTTTCAAAACGGGAACTTGCACGTCTACTTCAAGCGGCCAGATCTTGTCGCTAAGATGAATGAGGTCTTGGCGAGTCGATATCCGTCCGCCCTCGCGAAGCCCAAGGCCTAGCTCCCCGATAAAGCAATGCGAAGCCCTCTCGAAGCGGAGGGCTTTTCTCATGGGTGGATGGCTTGGGGCGGGCTGGAGGTGGGGCGTGTTTCCCCATGCACGAAACCTCACTCGCAAACCAAAAGAGTTACCATCATAGATAGATAAAAACTATCTATCTAGCACCCTCCCATAGCCTTTCCAGCAACCCTCCCTCCCCGCCATCAATCGCCCCCTCCTCCTTGCCCTATAGCCCACCTCGTCTCATCAGCCCGCACGCCGCTACCGAGCCCCATCGCCCGCCCCCCCCCAAGCCAAGCCCGCCGCCCAATCCTCCAATCCCGCCCCCTCTCCCCGCCGATAGCCCGCCCACCTCCGCCGAGATTGCAACCCGCGAAAATGACTTCCGCGCGCCCTGGCAAACACCCCCGCCGACGCAAACCATCGACCCCGCTCGTCGAACTGATGGCCGGGCTTGCTGCTGCATGGGCGGTGAGCGATAAATAAGGGAGAGAGAGATGTTTTGGAGAGCGAGATGGAATTGGAAGAGATTTTGTAAAAGTTGGAAGGCTTGGAGCGATCGACGCGTATTCGTCAAGCGCTGGCAGCCGCATCACGAGTGGAACGTATTCGGCAGGCGCGTAGCGTGAGACAGTTTTTGCAAACCATTTTCGGCCCGAGCCGCCGCCTCGTCCAAGCACGATGGGACGCCCGCCGCGAGGCCCGAGCATTGCGTCGAGTATGCAACCAGCCCGCCGCATCGAGCAAGGGAGCAAGGCTATGACCGACGCAGAATGGGAGCGCTTTTTCATGTCCGAAATGCGTTATGAACGCCAATGCTATCGGCGGTGGGCAGTTGATCATCCATCCCGACCTGAGCATGGCGTCGTCAATCGCTGGCTCCCGCGAGAGCACGTGCAAGCCCGTTGGGATGCCAGAGCCGTTCGCCGGGCGAGTGGTGGCGGTGCGGGGAAGAAGACGGGAGGGAGGCTGTGAATCTAAGACCGGAAACCGAAATCGCTTCGCTCACGCTCCGACAGCTTGATGAGCTCGTGCGCTACTTGACCATTCAAGGAGCGAAGAACTTCCGCCAAGGCTGCCGGCAGGTTGATGACAATAGCCCTTATCGAGATGCGTCTCCAGCCTTCCATCGCTGGCTGCCCCGTTCAATTGTGCAAGCTCGTTGGGATGCAAGAGCCATTCGCCGGGCGAGTGGTATTGGGGCGGGGAAGAAGATGGGAGGGAGGCTCTGATGAGGCTTGCATTCTCACGCGAAGTAAGGCTGCAACAACTCAGGATATTTATCCTCCACCAGTTCCCTTTGTGGCGCAAAGAAATTCGAAGCGGGAAGCGCAAGGCGGAAGAATTCAGCGGCCTGCGATGCGGCATTTACGAAGATCTAACCGTCTTCATTGGCGGCCTCTCCCGCATCCGCATGCCCGACGCGATCCAAGCCGACTGGGACGCCCGAGCCATCCGTCGATCGCTCGCCGCTCAACCAACCGCGCCGGCCGAGAATAAACAGAAAGGGAGGCTTTGATGGGGACCGCAGCTAAGCGTCTCTCGGACCTGCTTTCTATCTTGGAGGTTGGCTACTCCCCATACGAGGCCATCGATGATTACGAGGATTTGGGGTGTGGTCATCCGATATACAGTTTGGCGAAGGATATTCAAGCCGTTCTTGATGAGAATAGCCGTCTCAGAGAGTCCGTCGACCTGATGAATGAAACTTCCACGCCGGCCGCCCCGCCAACGCAGTCTGGCCCACGCAAACAGAAAGGGAGGCTTTGACTGGCTGACAGCCGGCCTTGGCTTCCACCGGGAGCCTTGCGATATTGGATGCATACCATCGCGGAGGCCCCATGCTCAAACGACTCAAAGCCGCATTGCTCGCTCTCCTCGGGGAGCCGGCCAAGCAGGAAGATCAATCGCCGGCCGCTTCCTGCTCGATGCAGTCCATTCGCCAAGCATTCGGAATGCCCGATGCGACGTCGAGCGAGTCTGCCGCCAACTTTGATGGGCATGCCTGGAATTTGCTGAACCAGCTCTTCCACAACTACCACTCCGTTGGCGACATCGCGGGGGCATCATCTATCGCCGACCGCATGCGTCGGATGGCGATCGGCTACATCGAGGACAAAGAGCAGGCTGCCCACCGCCAAGAGATCGCCGACGCCGCTGGCCCTGGTGCGACTGGCTCCGGCACGCAAGGGAGGCTTTGATGAGATTTTGCGGCTCGGATTCTGTTTGGCGGGATGCGTTTTACTTGGCGGTCCTTGGCGACGGATCACCTGACTCATATGTTTCTATCGTTGAGTGCGACGGCGGCATAAAAATTCGCGGCAATCCCACGCTACTCGAAAGCGTCACTTTCGATGCGCACACTGCCCGACTTGTGCAATCCTCCCTCGCCCAAGAAGCCGCCCGCGAGCTTGATCAAGAGACGCCGGCCGCGCCTGAAACCCAGCCCGGCCCACGCACAACGCAAGGGAGGCTGTGATGGGGTCAATGACGCGGGAGGGTGTCTGGATGGGGTCGATGACGCGGGAGGGTATCGTGATAGAGTCGATGACGCGGGAGGATATCGTGATGGGGTTGATGACGCGGGAGGATATCGAACAGTTCTACATCGATCATTCGCATGGGGAGTGGGTCGAGTGTGCCTCCAAGATCGTAGTTGGGAGGATTGCCAGATTTCGGCGATGGATTCGGTCCGAGTGCGGCTCTGCCTCGTGGTTTGCCGGCCGTGGCGTTGGGATGTCGAGTTACCCAAATCATCCAGACTTCGTCCGATCAGTCGATGGGCTCACCCGCATCCGCACAGCCAAGCAAGTTCAAGGCGCTTGGGATGCTCGTAAAGCCTCCCGAGCCTTGCGCACCGCATGCATTGAGACGGGCTCGCATGGAAAGAAAGGGAGGCTTTGATGGAGGATATTCGATTTGTCGTCCCGAGCGAGTCTGAGCGTCTCAGCATGAGCCCTTCTGAGTATCGCCTCTATATCGCAAGATCGAGTTTCGTGATGACGCGAGCATTCACTGATCCGAATCGCCATGCTCGTATTCAAGCCAAGTGGGATGCCCACAAACAGGCCCGAGCCTTACGCGCCGCATGCAGTGAGCCGGGCTCGAAGCCCAAGAAAGCTGGCCGATTGTGAATCCTCAGCCAGCCTCACCCGAGCCCGCGAGTCGGGCTTTTGCTTTTTTGAGGATCTCCGTGTTGGCGAACGATGGGTCTTCCTCCGCCAGTCCCACGGCCAGCTCGTCGTAAAGCCGTTGCCGCTCCTCCCGGTCAACGCCAAGCATGGTCCCAAGATCCCGAGCGAGAAACTTGAACGTCTCGTGCGAGTGCGTCCATTCAAGAATCAGCCGATCCCGCTCTTGGATCAAAAGCTGACAGCCGTAGATTTTCTCGTGCAATGCTTCGACCTGCCGGCTTAGGGCTGAGATCATCCGTCGGTTGTGGGCCTCGCTGCCCGCCGACTGGCTTCGAAGCATGTCGAGGCTTTCTTGGGCGATCCGGGCTTTCGACTCCGCAGCGTCGGCCGTCTGCTGTGCGAAGCTGGCTTGGAGATTGGCTGATCGCGCTTGCCCGAACGCGATCTGTGCCGCCGGGTTGTAGATGTCGTCCATGTCGACTCCTGGTGGTGGGTTTGGCGCCGACTATAGCGCGCAATGTTCAAGATCGCATCGCGCAAAATCATGGCTCCATGTTTCCCATTGACAATGCTTCCGTCTCAGCGCTACGCTTTACACAGGCCGAGTAGCGAGTGTCAAACGGCCGGGCGCGTCGTTGGGGAAAAATCAGGGGCGTGGGAACCCCTCGGAGCATGACTGCGGATGATGTCGCAGGCTCCGATTATGATTCAAGGCCTCCTACCCGGGGGCTTTGTTTTTCTTGCAACCGCGCTGACGCTCTCTGCTACCATCAAGTCTTTCCATTCTCGTGGAGGCGTGGTGAGCGATCAAGACGAACTAGACGTGCGGTCCATGGACGAATACGAGTGGCGCTCATGGCTTCGGAGCGTAACGCCATTCATCGACGGTAAGTATGTGCGCAGGGATTTCGCGAAGCATGAAGCCGGCGCCGTGCTTGCCCGACCTGAGACCTCGGTGAGGATGGATGATTGGATCTATCTGATCACCACCGACGGCCACCTGTTCAGCTTGCACTGCCGGGACCGCCGCGACCAAACGAAGAGCTTCTACGCTGTCCATACCGCGATCGACAAGAACGCTCAGGGGCGGGCTGTTCAAATCAAATACTGGCCGGAGCTTGGGGAGATCCTTTGGCGGATGGGGATCGACTTCGCCAACGACCTGGTTCGGGAGGCCGTCGACGGACATCAGCATGGCCTGCTCTCAGATCAAGACCTCAACATCCCGGCGTTCAGAGTGCTGGAGGACGGCGATATGCTGCGGAGCGGCGACCTCTTCCTGCTCATCCAACACGAGATCAACTCCGCATGGTTTCACGAGCCGGCCGACCTGGAGCGTGAAGCGTTGCTTGCTGAGTCGAAAAAGGCAAGCCCGGCACCGAAAGCATCGGGCCGGGCTGGTCGGTTGTAGAGAGAGTCAGCCGCGCTCTTTCACGAGGCGCTGAAGTTCAAGAATGGCGGCCTTGCTTTGCGCATTGGCGTAAACTTTTGACTTCGGATATTCCCAACTACGCCAAATGGAGCCATCGCTGCCAAGCCTACGCCTGTTGATCTGCTGGATCTCAAATGAGTCATAGTCGACAATGAGGCCGTCTTTTCGGTCGTCAGAGAGGTTTGACGTAATTTCAGCATGCATGGCTTCGAGCTCTTGATGAGAATCGCTTACGCCCGCTAGATCGCCAAGCCCACCATTGCCATAGAGCGTTCCATCAAAGCCATCGCTCTTCATGATAAAGAGCAGGCTGATGCTGCCTCGGCAAAAATTGGTTCGGTGTGGCGTCTCCCCAGCAGCGGCTCGAACCTGATCAAGCGTCATGCCGCAACGCTCCATGATCGCAACACGCAAGCCGTCCCCTAGCGAACGTTTTCCAGAGCGAATTCTGCTGATAATTGGGGACGGGACGTCGAGATGGCGGCAAAGCTCGGCATCATTTCTGAATTTGAACTTCTCAATAAGGAAGTCCAGCAGGCGATGCGGGTTTTTTCGTTCGAGCATTTTATCTCCTCTTTTAATTGCCAGGGTTCAATGGGAACCTTCCCGCAATAAAGAAAGAGATTCAACGCCGCCCGTCTTAATCCCGGAGCGCTGCTCTCGCTGATGGGGCGTCGGCCGTGATCTCTGCCAGCACGGTTCGCTCTACACCGGCCAGCACCGCAGACGCCGCATCACTCAGCTTGGATTGCACGTGCCGGCCGAACTCTTCATGCGCGTCGGCCCCGATCCAATCCCCGGTGGCGGCCGCTTCGATCGCCGGGAGCCATTCGATCGAGCATTCAGCAAGCAGTCGCGGGACGTCGGCGACGGGCGTGCTCTCCACGGCACCCATGATCAACCCCGACGAGGTTACCCAGAAGGCGGACTCCTCGACCAGCCCGGCCAGAGCGAAGACGATGCCATTGCGGGTGGCGTTCTCAGCCACGGAGCCAATCTTGTTCTTGCTGATCCATGCCAGCAGATCGCCCTTTTGATACAGGCATGGTCGGTTCGAGCCGCCCGGGGCTTGGGCATACGCCGGCCCATCCCCACTGCGGCGGAGGTCTTCCAGTGTGCGAAGAGACAGCCGCAAGAACGCCGCGGCCTCTTTGCTGCTCAACATCATCGAGTCGGGCAGCATGTGGAGCCGGGCGGCGGCGTCGAGCTGGGCGAAGGTCTTCTCGTCAAACATCCTCGGTCTCTCTTTCATCTGCGGTCGTGCTGGCCTTCTTCGGGCGGCCAGTCCGTGGTTTTGGCGGGCGGCACACATGCGGCTCAGGCGCCGGCAGTGGGGGCCAGTCGGAGGGCTTCAACGCATTGTAAGCGTTTGGGGCCGTCATCAAGATCTTCTGCTCGATCTTCGACATCCATTCCCGCAACATATTCCACTCGGGCGGCGTATAAATCTCAGTGATGTTGGACGCGGAGTGGTTGAAGAAGGATTTCTTGATTGGCTCGGGCGCGCAAAGAGTCGTCATGATCGCGCCAAAAGACCGCCGTAAATCGTGGTTGGTCAGCTTGTGAATGCCGGCCTCGTCGATGATCGCGCCACGAAGATCCGTCGAATCAGAATAATGCCCAGTCTTCGATTGTTTAGAGCGCGCAGGGAAAACGAAATGGCGGGATTTCAATCCGAAGCCGCGGATCGATGATTCCTCCGCCGAGCTCCGCTGGCGTTGACGCATGAGCTCCGCCGCAAATGGAGTAAGCGGAAGGCGATGGGCCCTTGTGTTTTTCGTTTTGTGGAAATAGACGCTAGGCCCCCACATCGGATCGTCGCTCAAATCGACGTAGCTCATCTCCTTCTCTTTGCCGGCCGGGACAAATTCCCGCCATACGCATTGAGCGTGCTCCGATTTGCGGCAACCCCAAAGCAGCATCGCGATCAGATAATCGACGCCGGTCGCGTTGTCATTCGTCGATCGTTTCGCCCAAGCCACTTCGAGAAATTCCCCAAGCGATTTTGATGGCGTCAGAGGGTTCCTCACGGAACTCTTTTGATAATGCAGCTCCCTCTCTTCGCGGGTGAGAAACTGCCCATTCGCCGCGAGCGTGATGAATGGGTTAGCGCGGATGGCGACTTCTCGACCGGCCACGCTCGCGTCAAGCTGCTCGTTTCGCATCTTCCAGTTCAATGCGGAGATCGCCAGACGGAAGGTTTGTTCGGCGGCGACTGGAGCCTCTTTCGATGCCTTTTCGAATTCCGAGAGAATCTCCGCTGACTCAAACTCGTCGACTTTCCGTCTAAGCCAGCCCAGCGCCTCAAATCGGCGGACGCTGCGATCAAACACGCGGAGCGTTTCTTGGCTCGCCGGCTTGCGCTTTCGGGTGGCGACATGCTCCCGATACAGCGCGAACAATTCGCCAAGCGTAGGGATGAGGGCGACGGCCTTGCGGGCCTCGACGTTGGGGTTGCGTCCAGTGGACAGGATGCCTTCGACCAACTTGGCGGCCACCTGGCGGGCTTCAGTGAGCGGGCTCTTGGCTCGCATGAAGTCGGCCACGTTGCCCACCGTCGGCTGCACGGACTTGCCGTTGACCTTTCTGCGCACAATGAACGTCTTCTTGCCGGCCACCTTCACGCCAAAGCCAGGCGGGGCATCCTGGCTCGCGTCGTAGACGATGTATGGGGCGTTGGTCGGGTCGGCCTCAAACACCAGCTTCCCTGCCGCATCGATTGCGACCGGTTTTTGCCCCAGCTTGAGGGCCTTGATGAGCGGCATGCTCAGTTCGATCTTCAC